TTTCCAGGAGCTTCCACACCCACGTCTGACAAAAGTCATTTGGCTGACTCCCGTCAAGGTATGTCGCCATGTTATCGACTCTAGAACTACGCCACCTCGTAGAGCAAAGCTTCCTCCCGACTCGCTGTGACTGTACGGTCGATCCACCTGCAGCGCTGACCGTTCGTTTTTATCACGGCACCTCGAATCAAGAAATCCTCACGGTCACCGGGATCCCGATTACCCCGCTCAACAACGGGTTTGCCATCGAGACCCTTATCGCGGATCTGCGAAACGACCTCGAACGTGTCAGCGCTACTGCTCCTTGCTACTCGGCAAATCATACTGTCAAAAGGTAGCAGCGAAAAACGAAGGAAATAAAAAGCCGGCATCAGGGTCGGGCTGAGAAAGCTAATACCCTATCTCCCGTCGTTCACGCCTTCCACTGCCCGGGCATAACGTGTAGTCGCCTCAGTTACCAGACGCTTTCGCTCGTCGCGATCGATAAATCCTTGTTTTAGGTACACCTCTGCCAGTCGGAGCAATTCTTCATATTGCTCTTGCGCAGTCATTCGGATATCAGACCCATCCAGCAACTGATGCCAAGTTACAAGCGCTTGTGATTTCCGGTCTTCGTACATGGCAACACCTCTAAAGGGCTGTATGCGGTAGAGACCTCCGCTAGCGCGACGTTCAGCGGGGACGACATACGGCAAGTAACGATATGAACCAATTTTCATCCCGCCCGTCCTGTTACGCTTTTAAATTACTAGAATGGAGTCGGGTGATAATTACGACTTTTCGCATTAGCTGTTGAGGTTGCGGAGTGTGAGAGGACAATTGATGGGGGGCCGCCTTCACCCTACACACTCGCCCCCTAGCCCCCCATGCACGCAGTACCCCTGTAAGACCTTGTGAAATGGCCGTTTTTACTGGCGCTCGCTGCAATCGAATGCCCACAAGTGCTTACACGTGCGTGAGAGAGTCACGCAAAAGTCACGCACCCTCCCACGGCGTCCTGCCGACCGAACACAATCCACCCATCGCAGTAGTGAATGACTGACACATCGCTGATATTCTCTCCGCCACGTTCGCCAGACATTAAGGGATGGAGGCGAAAATAGAAGCCCCGAAGCCGCGAACCTTCGGGGCTTTGCTTTATCGGTTACTCAGCTATCGCGTAAATGATCAATGCTACAGCGAATACCCAGAAAACATTCAATAACACTGACCACCATATAAACCCCTGATCCATTGCCTTTCCTTGTGCAGGGCTTTAGTGCCTTGGCGGGAGTTTAACGCGTTACCTCTCTCACATACGCTTGGCACGCCGCCAGCGCGATCAGTCCTTGGTCGCCGTCTCCTCTGATGGCGACAATTCGTTGAGCATGCGCGGGGTCAAGTCAGGTGCGCGTTCCTCCATAAACCACGCCGCCGGCGCCGGTACCGGCTGACACTGAGCAACCACTGGCTGAATCCGTGGCGTCGAGTAGGACTGACAGCCGTAGATCAGCAGTGGCAAGGCGATCACGCAGGCGAGCCTGATTGGTTTGAGCATCGCTCAGTTCCTTGTAGTGGGTTTGGTCGCTGGCTGATAGACGCTGCTCCAGCGCTAGGCGCTTGGCCTGATCGGCGCGGATCTGGGCGGCGGCAGCATTGCTGATGCCGGCCAGATCGGACTGGTGCAGTCGGGCCTGCTCGGCAAGCTGCTTGCCGTAACGCCAGTCCTGCACTTTCCATGCGGAAAAACAAGCAATCGCCATCAGGAGCGCCACAAACGCCACCGTGCCGCCGATCCGCCACGACAGCGGAATCACGCCAGCACCGCCAACGCCTTTGCCCACAACTTCAGCCGCTCCGCCTGGCCATTGAGCCCTCCGTTGATCCGACGGGTGATGGTTTCGAACTTGTCGGCATCGGCCAGGGTGTTCAGCCCCTTGGTCGCCCAGAACCATGCAGCCGACAAACAGGCGTACTGCGGCTGCTCCAGCAGTTCCGGTTGGCTGATCAAGTCCAGAGCGAGTGCTTCGCCGCACGTCGCGTAGTTGGCTCGACCGGTGATCTGGATCAGACCCCGCCCGCGATACTTGAAGCCGTCACCGGAAACAGTATTGCCAAGGTCTGCCCGACCCTCGTACTTGGCCTGGGCAGTGGTTGGCCCCCAAATCTCGCGAACATAGACCAACTGTCCTGACTCATGACCGATCTGGGCGATGAACGCGGCCACGCGCCTGACCGCGACAATCTGAAACCGCTGCATCGCCGTGTTGAGGACAGGTGCAAAAACGCCGGCTTTGGCGCCGGCGTTCGGGAGGATCTGCAGCAACTGCTGCGCGGTGATGGGCATGCTTTTCTCCAGGCAATAAAAAACCCGCTCAAGGCGGGGGATCTCGGACAATGCTCATTTGCTAAAATTGAATTAGACGTGCACTCAGGCACTGGACCCGATCTCTGCTAATGCGCGCCCTTCTTGGCAGGAGCAGATCATGAAAAGTGCAACATTTACGGGCATCTTGATAGCGCTGATCCTTTTAGGGTGCGTCGTAGCCGTCCCCCAAAAATCCGAAGGACAGAAAGATAGCAACTCTATTTCTTGTACCGTACCTCCGGTGAATCAACCGGGTTGCTTAAGGCGTTTTCCATGACCTTTGAAGTGATGCGATCTAAAGTCCATTGTTGGAAGCCAGTCAGTCCAACTGAGTGGTAAAGAACACTTTTCTCCAGGCAAAAATAAACCCGCACTTGGCGGGCATCAGAGTTGCTGTCTCGGTTACGGGGAGGTCGGCCACGTCAGCACTGGCATGCTGCACTCAGGGAAGCCATCAGCTGTGGGTAGATCGCGAAGCGCTTGGCGGTAAGCCAGCACGGCACTCAGATTGGTTGGTGTAAGTGATGGAGTGACGCCCATCAGCAGTTCGTCGTTATGCCGCGTCATCATCCAATCAGACATGTACAGAAGCTGGGTGCGCTGCATCCTGGCAAGCTCGGACGGCGTATATGCAGGCGGTTGTTCCGGCTCGGGTTCCGGCTCGGGCGCTGGTCGCTCGCTCAACAGCCATTCTTGTGCGGCTTCGTCAAACTTGCAGATCGCGACAGCCGCGTCGAACGCTGGCGGTTCGATGGCAGTAGCGTTGCCCGGAATAAGGTACACGCCAGGCTCTAGTGGCGACTCGTAAGCGTCCGCGTAACCGGCGAATTCAAACGTATCGGGGTAATAACTGAAAACAATCATGTGTCGCTCCTTAGTATTTAATGCACGCCAAAAGTGCAGTGCTCTTCACTCGAGTCTCTGAACCACTACCCGAAGAGCCTGTGTTACCTGCAGACCAGTTCGCAAGTGTGGTACTGCCGCCACTGGCTGCCGTTGTGAAGAATGACCCAGCGCCGGGAAGCGAGTGGTTGTGCGACGGGTATGCATCGGCCTGATAGCTACCAAACACCCGCCCGGTATCAACGTTCGCGCCATTATCCCAACCGCGTGCCACCCTGGCGCGCATTTCTGGAACGTTGAACGTGGTCGAGCCATCACCCACACCAAATGGGCAGATAACAACGGTTGTTGTAGCGGTGGCCGTGGCGTTTGCAGACAGTGTGATGGTGCTGCCACCAACGGCAGTGATAGTTGCGGCTACGGGAATACCGGGTCCGCTAATCGGCATGCCGACCCACATGGCTTGCGGGCTGGCCACGCTTGAAATGCTGTTACTGCCCGATGTAACCGTGCCGGTTGGCTGCGCTGTGATGGCGTTGAACAGGGTTGCGAACGTCACCCGCGACACTGCTGCGCCGTTGGCCGCCAAGAAGCCAGCTGGTGGAGACATTATTGCAAACCAGTCGACCTTTCCAGGCTGACTAAGCAACGTCGTCGCTTGTCCCAGCGTCAGCGCGTGCTGGCTTTGCGTGGCGTTGGCCACTTGCTCTGCAGCCCCGGTGCAGAACAGCAAGATGTAAGAGCCTCCGCCAACGGAGCTATTCCACTGAGCCCATGCCTCGCCGTTAGCAACAATTTCGCCACCCTGGAGAGCGGAGTGAGCGCCCCCGACGAGCGCTACGACACCAAGGCCATCATTGATTGTGCAGGCCCCAGTATTAGCGGTGACCGCTTTGAAACGGATGGGAACGCTATCGCTACGGGCAGTGATGGCAGGCGTAAAGTTGCACACATAAGCATTGGCCGCTCCGGAATCGACGGCAAAACTGCTCGCACTGACGGCATCCCGCAGTGTGGAGTCCAGCGGTCCCATATCCAGCCAGGCAGTATTCGCGCTGTTACGCTTTTTCAAGCGATTCGTGCCAGTGTCAGCCCAGACCTGACAGGGGAGTGTCGTACCTGGCGCTCCCGCTCCGCTGCTTTGCGAGGCGAGCGCCTGTAGAGCGGCATTCATATCGGTTCGGAACGTTAGGCCAGGCCCATTGGCAACGTCCATATCATGCTGCGACATAGGTCAGTATCCCTTTGAGATGTAGTCGATAGAGCGGCCCGACTGGGCGACTCCGCCGGAATTGCGGATGAAGACGGTGAAGCCGGTAGCCGTCTTTACCGAGACGTCCAGGTAGTCGCCAGGGGAAAGCCCTTGCGCGGTAAGGCTGACAGCAGGGGTTGCGTTGAACGGCGGCGAATAGCTGATAACCAAACCGCCCGCGGGAACTGGAAGGTCATTTCCACTATCAATGCGATCGGGCATGTCGATCACCACCTCAAGCTTGGAAACGTCGATCCAGTGCGAAGTCAGCTGGACAGATCCGCGCAACTGGAAGTCGAACAGGCGCGCGCGATAGTCGCCGACGACAAACGGCTTCCACGCCGACCACGCTTCTGGGTAAACGTCCGATGTGCGCACCCAGAGCGACAGCGAGGCGCCGCTAGGCGGATCACCATCAATGCCGAGCAGTACATCGAAGTCCACCACTGAGTCGATGTAGGTACCGTCGTCATACAGCGCGGCCTCTACATCAGCGGTCAGTCGGCAGTCATAGACGTAGCCGAGGTCCGCCGGCGCAGCGAAGCTGTACGTCGCCGACAGCAACGAGCCGCCGTACTTATCAATCTCGCCGAGCAGCGCATCGATATCCGTCACATCATCCACGAGCCCAGCACCCGACAGCTTCAGTACCCCCTCTGCAGCGGCTGCATTGACCGCCTCCCCGGTGAAGGCAGGCGACTCGGTAACCGTCAGCACCACGTTGGACGGCAGAGTTGCCTGCGCATCCGACCAGACCTCGGTGATAGGCCCGCCGACTCCAGAGGAGTCGACCGCACGCGCCAGGTACTTGCCCGGCAGCAACGCCACCACGGACGATGTTGAGCGCCCCGCTACCTCGATCAGCGGCAAAGCGGCGTCCCAAGTGGCCGCGGTATTGCGCGCATGACGAATGGCGATACTGCCGCCAAGCTTCACGTCCAGCTCTGGAACGGGGTCCCACGCCAGCGTTGCTACGCTGTTGATGACGTCCAGCCTCAGGCCGACTAGCGCCGTCGGTGGCGCCAGCAACGCCTGAGCGGTATAGGTCTGGATCGATGCCTCGCCGGAGAGTCCGAGCACGGACTTTGGCGTAACACGAACGGACCACAGGCCCGAGGATGCAGAATCGAAGTCGATGCTGGGCGTCGACACTTCACCGACATACTCCCAGTTCCCTCCCGGCTTCATTACCTCGATCTGATAGCGCATCGCCCGCGCCGACTGGGTCCAGCTGACCGACAGTCGCGCGGCGGCAAGTCCAGTACCGGTGTCGTACAGCGACTCAAGGAACGTCAGCTGCCCGACTGCATCTGGCTTAGCCAGGTTGACGATGCTGGTCGGGTTGTCGACGTCCGGTGTGCCGTACTCGACTTGGTTGAACTTGTCCGGGTCATACGCCACGGCGTTGATCGCGTAGGTGCCGTCGTCACCTTCGCTGATACCGATAACGCGAAACTTCTGCGTATCCAGTGCCGGAGTCGAAAAAACCCACGGCGCAGTAGCCAGCGGTGCTGTCGCAAGCGGCGGGGACACAGTGATTGATGTCGCGCCGGTGCCTACAGTCACAGCTGCGCTCGCATAACTACCATCAGGCATGACCACGCCAACAACGCCCGCACCCGCAAAGCCGATTGGAGCATCCAGCAACAGGGTTGAAGCCGTGCTCCCCGCCAGCAGTCGCCCGCCATTACGTGCGCCGGCCCGATTGGCATCAGCGATGTCGATGATATCGCCAGGGACTGGAAGAGCACCGGCAGCGCCGACAGCAAAGGTTACCGCCTCGCTTTCGGCGTATAGCAGCCAGCGGCCCAGGCGCCGAGCCTGCCCGCGCGACGTGCAGCCTACAGCCACAACATCGCTCTGCTGGATCCGATTCCACTTGGCAATCAATTCTGGGCGCTCGACGATCTCGACCGATTGTTTGTATTGCTGAAGCGGATCATTCCAAGTAACAGCTGCAACGTTGTAGCGCTGATCCGAGGCGACAGACTGGTAGCTGAATTCACCCCCGACCACATCCGAATTGGTGAACGGAAGTCGGCTGGATCGCGGAGCATCCTGTACAGCAGTCAGGGTGCCGCCAGCCCAGAAGCAAATCGCCCTGAACACCGACACCATGTCATTTACGAGCTTCCAGGCGTCCTGTTGCGTGGTCAGCGCCAGGTTGCAAGTGAACCGCGGCTCCATGCCGCCGTAGCCGTTCGGGACCATCACGTCGCAATACTGCGCAATGCTGTACAGCGCGTACTTTTCAATCAGCGTTGAGTCGAGCAGGCCACCCAATCCATAACGCGTATTGGTCAGCATGTCGTACCAGATCCAGGCTGGATTATCCGTCCAGGCGCGGACAAATGAACCGCTCCAAGATCCGGTGTAGGCGCGAGTGACTGGGTTGTAGTTGCTCGGGATCCTGACCTTCAATCCCTTGACCAAGAAGGCCATGCGCGGAATGCTGGCGAACTGCTGCGCATCAATGCTGACACCGCACAGCGCAGTATTTGGATAGCGCAGCTTTTCATCCCATATGAGCGTAAACGAATCGAAAAACGTTCGGTTCTGGATCGCAGAGCTGGTCGAATCGCCCCCCATTCGGGTTGCCCGGATATAACGCGGCAGGCCGCCAGATACCGGCAAACGCAGATAGTACGAAAACTGCGTGCGGCTCATGGTTTTGCCATTGATCAAAATGTCTTCGCACAGCTGATACCACGCGCCGCTGCCAAGCTTGGCCTCCAGGCGAAAAATCGCCGAAGAGCCACCTGTGTCGCCGTTTTGCGTATTCTGCGAGGACAGCTGCGGAACGCCGATAGTCACGCGGACTGCATCTGCATCGGTGTCGGTGATGGCGCGCTCGATGGGAACCCATCCTCTCAGTTCGACGCCAACCGACTGCTCGGCCTCAAGTCCGGTGATCGGCATATAGCTCTGCCACTGGGTGCCGGTGCGCGTATCGATGCTGACGCTGGAAAAGTTGTAGCTGCCGTCGGGGTTCTGTAGCGGCACATCGTCGAAGAAGATGCCCTGATCCCCACCGACGATGCCTTCTATCTCGCCCTCGCAGATTGCATGCAGTACCCGCACATGCTGACGCGAACGTAGGCTGTCCGGCGCTTCTACGGCGGCGCGTGCTGAACCGCTACCACTTCCGCCACCCTTACCACCACCGCCTTTGCGGCCAACAATGACTTCGCTCATGCGGGGATCGCCTCTGCCCAGGTGCCAATTGCAACAACGCTGGAGCCGACCAGCATCTTCCCGTAGATAACCGGCACCGGAAGGCCTTGCTGCGTCGAGTTGAAAGCGCCGTTGAACAGGTAGCTTGGCTTGTTCTCGGTGCTGGCTTGTTCTTGCTGGCTGGCGGCCTTGGGCACCGGGGTGAGCATCTGGATGATGCCACCTGCCATCATGGCTATACCCGTCGAAATTAACGCCGCACCAACTGGGGAGCCGGCCCCTTGGCTCATTACTGTCAGGACGACCCCCACCACAATAAGCACGGCGCCAAGCACCGTCTGAAACAAGCCGCCGTTCTTGCTGCCTGTCAGTACCGGAACGATCCGAATCTCAGTCGTCCCGCTAAGGCGTAATTCCTGCTCTCCGACATTTTCCCTGTTGCGGAAAATGGCGAAGCGCAGACCACGGCGAGCCGACTCTCGAATGAAGTCCTCAAAGCCTGGGATCGTATGCTTAAGGGCGCTGAATGCCTCTGCAGCCGTACCGGTTTCGAGCAGGCGAAAACGCTCACGGCCGAAGGTCTGGGCCAGGCTGCCAGAGAACAAAATCCTGGTCATTCCCTTGTTATTGGCAGCGCTCATACTTTTCTCCGGGCAATAAAAAACCGCCCTTAGGCGGTTTTGATGTTGTGGTGACCTATATGCAGGTCTTGGCGGCGTCCTTCCACCCGCTGGTCCCTGCCCAGTCCATGGGAAGGAATACGCGAACTGTAGATCCGGCGCCGCTTTGGTCAATGACGGCCAGCGCCACCGTCCCCGTGTACATGGCCGAGGCAGCAATCTTGTAACCAGTTTCAGTCTCTATGGAGCTTGTCGATGCGTTGTATTCCTGCCACTTCGGCGCCAAGCATCGAGCCAGAGCCTGCGGCGCTTTCTGAGATGATCCTGAATAGACAGGCTCGTCCTCTTGGAGCCCAGCAGTGGTACAGCCGACAAGCGACATCATGAATAGTGCAGCAACGACCATGCGCATAGTGAGCCTCCAAGTATTTTGGCGACTCTAACAGGGAAGATGCGCACAAATACAGGGCCTACCCGTTGTAGGTGAGGAAGTGCGTTGTGCGCTCTCGGTACGCGGCGCCGTACACCTCGCGACAGCTGAGACGCCCATATAGATGGTGCAGAAGCACGTCGCCATCCAGCCAGATCGCGCCATGGCACGGTGTCGGGCTGCCGATCGCCATCAAGATGACGTCGCCATTACTTGGCGTGTCGACCTCAACGAACCCGGTCTTGGTGAAGTTCTCGACGTACAGGTTCTCACCGCTGTGCCACCAGTCATCCTTACGGTGGAAATCCATCAGCGTGATCCCGAGCTCTTGGCGGTAGTAGTCGCGGATAAGGGTGTAACAGTCGATTGCTCCGTGGACAAAGACCCTGCCCTCAAGCGGCATTTCACCAGCGGCCGGCATCTCATGCCAAGTTGAGACGCCACCCTTCAACCCGACAATCCACCACGCCATGCGGCTGACCGCGTGGCTGGCAATATCGTGCAGGCTGGGCTCTGGGCCGGCGTCAGGGTGCGAGTGGACAATGACGATGATGGCGCCCAAGTCTTCAGCGGCAGCATAGTCTTCAGGGTGCAGGATGAAATGATCCAGCTCTTCCGACTGGTTGCGGCATGGAACATACCGAGGCTTGCCGCGGGAATTGATGACAAGGCCCACAGCTTCGCGCGGATACTCGGCCAGCGCATGCGCCTCGGCGTCAGCGCGGCATTTGTTGAATGCTTCACTCATGATCAAAGCCTCGGCACGCGAGCGATACCCGGAAAGCCACCAAACGGCAACTCGCCATTAGCGCCGAAGCGCATCTTGCAGCCAGTCATGGTGCGACTGCACTGATCTAATGCGAGATTGCTGGTCGGGCGGTTGGCATAGTCCGCCACCGGCCCGCCGGCGTAACCGCATTCGCCCGAGCGATAGGCCCAGAGGCAGGTGCCTGCCACCACCTGACGACGTGGGAGCTTGACACCCTGCAGGTCGAGCGGTGAGCCAAGCTCGAACTCGATCGCGGCCGGCGTCTCGTTAACCTTGCGCGTGATGATCCAGGTTTCGACCGGATACTCTTCGGCCGGGTTTGCCGTAGGGTTGCCGGCGGAAAAGTTAACCGCATCAAGGTACTTGACCAGCGTGCGGCGGCGTTTCAGCTTGACCGCGAGCAGGTCTTCATACGCCCGGCACAACGCTGAAATGTTCCCGCCGAAATTGCCGACCTGAAGCTTTGGTCTGGCCGGTGATCCCTGGCTGGGCGTGGCGAACTCGGCAGCATTGATTGGCCAAGGGGTGTATGTGTTGCCCTGCCATACGACGGAGCCCGACAGTTCGTTGGTTCCGGCGTGAAAGCGGATCGTTTGGCCGGGCAGCACCAACTCAAAGCCTTCCCATATCGTCAGGCCCTTCGCGAGCGAGAGCTGACCTTGAAGTTCACTCATTCGAACACCTCATCAAAAGTCATGGACAGGCCGTCAACACCCTTGGCGATGTTGGTGCGGACCCACTCACGGCAGACATACTTCCCTGTCGATTGGCCGGAGTGCGTGTAGTCGAAGGATTCAATTGCGCCTCGGGCCTTGAGAAAGGCATCGATGGCTTCGATCTCCGCCTTGGGCCGCTTGAAGCTCAGAGCGAGCTTGCGCGGCTGTCGGTTGATACCGGTTCCCTGCCGCTGCTCGTACCCATCGCCGAACTTGATGACCTTGACCGTCGGGGTGATCGTCTTGGTGGCGTCGTAGGTCGGAACCCATGTGAATGTCGGCATGACGCCTCCTTAAGCGAGTTGCCCGCCGTTACGGCGCTGCCGCGCGATTTCCTGCTGTGCGACAACCTTCATCGCCTCAGCCAATTTCGCCGGATCTGGGATTGTGCTCGCGCCGTTATCAGCTGCGTCGAAGTAGAAGGTCATGGTGATCGGTGTTGCGCTGCTTCCGCCGCGGATACCAAGGCGCCCTTGCGAGTCACGAGCCAGCGGAACAATTGCCTCTTCGCCAGCCTCGCCCATCACACCGGTTTTACCATTGGCCATACCGAATGCCGTTGGCTTGCTGACGATACTGTTGGTGAAGGCGCCGCCATTGGCGAACATCTGCACGCCGCTGGACCAGGCGCCGCCTTTGGCTTGGGCGCCCACCCAATTTGAGTAGTCCGATCCTGTGTAGCCCGCCTGCGTGGAGCCGGCAGACGTCGTACCGCCGCCGAAGTAGGAGCTCGCAGCAGTAGCCGCCAGACCAAACAAACCGCTCAGCGCCGACGAACTGGCCTGACGAGTAGCGATGCGTGCCATGTCAGCGAGAATCGATTTAGCAAAGTCTGCGAACGACAGCTTCCCGGTCATGGCGAAATTGACGATCGCATCTTCCATCGAGCTGAAGGCATTGGTGAACAGGCTTTTCGCCTGCCCGGCCACGTTATTCGCGCTGTCCAGGTAGTTCGCGAAGGCCGATGTAGCACCGGATTGCCAGTCGGACTGGGCTACAGACATCTTGTCGTAGTTGCCGACCACGGTTGCCCGATAACGGTCCTCAGCGGTTTCGAGGTTCGCCAGATCCTTCTGATAGTCATCCATGCTGTACTTGTCTGGAGCCGTCCGGCGACGATCCAGCAGCTTGGCGCGCTCCTCATTAAACTTGTCTGTCGCCCCGTCGAGGCTGTTTTGAAGACCTTGCTGACGATCTCCCAGGCCGAGACCATTTGCTGCTCGCGTGCCAGATGCTTCAAGCGCGGCGCGTTGGCGTTCGAGCTGAGCGACATACGCTTCCGAGGCCGCAGTTTGCTTCTTGACCCGACCTTCTTCGTTTTTCTGCAGAACATTCAGCTCGGTGTCAGCATCCCGCTGAGCCTTGACCATGGCGCTGCGGGCATCGGCGATCTTCTGATCGATCTGGATGACCTGCGCCGCGGTCGTGCCCTTTTTGGCCTTGGCCGCTTCGAGCGCGTCGATTTCTGACTGATAGCTCTGAGCGACTTCGGAAGCCTCCTGCTGCAGCAGACTGACGCGTTGCTCGGTGTAGCTGGCCTGAGAGATAACCCCAGCCCGCTGAGAGGCTTCGAGCTCCTTATCCGCGTTTTTGTAGTAGGCCAGGGTTTCGGCCAATACATTCTTCGCGTTGTTGAAGCTGGTCAGGTCGACGCTGCCGGCGGCAGCCTTCGGATCCTTGAATTTGTCGTTGAGGTTCGCCATGTTCTTGGCGACCGCGGCAGGATCGAGTCGGGAGTCGTTCGGGTTGACCTTCCGAATATCATCCAGGCTTTTCTTGTAGTCCTTGATCGCCTCGGCGCGCTTCTGTTCATTGGTCAGCGACGACTTGGTGAGAGCATCAACTTTCGACATCGCGGAAACAGCGTCTTGCTGAGCCTTAGCCGTGTCGGCGTCATACTTCGCAATGTCAGCGCTTGCGTCCCGCTTGTCCTTCAGGAAGCTCAGTTCATCCGTGATCGCCGTGATGCGGTCTTTCGCATCGCTATCCTCATAACCGGTACCGACTGTCGATTGCAGATAAGCCAGTTTTTGAGTGAGCTCAGCGACCCGCAACTGCTCATCTTGTTCACGCCCGACGTTCTTCAGCGCATCAAGAGTCTTCGCAGTTTCGCCACGGATAGCCGCCCAGGCTTTTTCAACAACCCCAAGGTTCTGCGTGATCTCCCCTGCTCGGCCTTTTACGGTCTCGGCATAGGTATCAGTGAGCAGCTTGGTCGCGCCGATCTCATCGCCCTGCTCTTTCAGAGCAACAATCTGCGAATAAACCGACGCGGTCAAAAAGTGATATTGCTCGTTGAGTGACTTGGCAGCAGCCACCGGATCTTCAGCAATTTTCACGAACTCGGCGATGGTTGCATCGACTGACTTGCCGGTGGCTTTCTCCATTGCCAGGGCAGCTTCGGAGATCTCGACGAAACTGCCACTGGCCAGCTTTCCATTGCCGGCCAAAGTCGCCAGCACTTCTGCGGCCGCGCCAGTTGTGCCTACCGTAGCACTGACCTGACGGGCCATCTCGGAAAGCTGCCCGGCACTGGTCCCGGCGAAGTTGCCGGTGAGCGTCAACGCCTTGTTGTACTCGCTCGCCTCTTTGGTTCCCTGGTAATAAGCGTTTGTGAGGACGGCGATACCGGCAGCGGCCAAGGCAAGCGGAGCGGCAATGGCGGCGAATCCAATCGCGGCGCTACCGGCACCTGCGCCCAACTGAGCGACGGCACGAACACCGCTACCCCAGTCACCAGACGAAAGCGCATTACCGAGTTGAACAACGTTTTCCTGCGCCTGACGGGTACCCAGCTTCAGCCGGTCGAAACCGGTGGCAGTTTTCTCCAGAGCCGCATAGTTGCCGTCGATCTTGCTAAGAGCAGAATTGTACTGGTCTTGGCTGATGCGGCCCGCGTCCAGGTGTTTGCCCAGTTGCTCGACCTGCGTATCCAGCTTCGCTATCGAAGCGCGGGCCGGATCGATTGCGCCGAGCAGGCTGTTCAGCGCCTTCTGTTCATCCAGCGTCGACTTTGCCAAAGCCACTTGCTGCTTATCGAGCTGCGCGGTGACTTTGGAGAATTCCGCTTCGCCATAAGCACCGGTCTTGGCGAGTTTCGCCAGACTCTCGCGCTGCTTGGCTAGCTCCTGCGTGGTGGTCGCGCCTTTCGACAGCGACTTCTCCAGCGCTTCCATCTCTTTCATCAGGCCGACGGCGGACTGCTCGGCGCGATCGCCAGCCTTGGTCAGCTTGTCGAGATCGGTCGCAGCCTGGGCAGCATCAGCCGAGTCGACCTTAATGCCGAGTTCTGCAATGTTCATCGACTCACCTTGAATAAGTGCCCGTCTTCACGGGCTGTTGTCGCGGGCTTCGGCCATGACTGCGATGGCTTCCGATTCCATTACGCGGATGTCCTGAAACACGCCGGGGCGATCCTTCGCCGGTACGCCGACGAGCCGCATCACATTTGGAAGGACGCCATAATCGAGACCGGTTGCGCCGCATGCGCCTGTACGCCACTGAGTCCACATCGAGTCCATGACGAGAAATGACTTCCAGTTGTCAGGCCAGACCTCGAAGGAGTCATCGACGTCCGACGGAGAAAGGCCAAACACTGAAAGAACGCCGGCCTCAGCGGTCGGCTCGTACAGTGCGCGCGCGGCATCGGTTAGTTTCCCAGGCGGGCCTTCCCAAACGCTTCGCTGTAGGCCTTAACCACCTCATCTGATACGCCGATGCAGCTCTTCACCAGCGCAGTGATTGACTCGTCGCAAAGCTCGTCGTCAAAGCCCCACGACACGACCAAGTCCTTGATTTGATCAGCGCCCTGCTCGACTTCGGCCGCGGTTACTTCGGAAAGGGAGGGCTGTGTACCCTTGAAGCGCTCGCCGATGGCCTCCGCCTTTTCCTTCCATGAGTCGAACAGCTCAGCCAGCGCCGTACGGTCGCGGTACTTGAACGTGAACGGCACCATTGCCGGCGTGCCGCCAACCTGCGGAATGGAAACATCAACGGTGAACGTCGGTTTCGGCGCGATGGAAAACTTTGCCATGAGGATTCCTTACGACAGGTAGCGGGTAGGTGCTGCTTGCAGCGCCAAGGAGACGGTGCGAGTCAGCAGGTTGTTGCGGGAGACCGCCGGCTGCAGAGAGAACGATGTGTAGGCGCCGTAATACAACTTGTCGGTACCTGGCAGATTCAGGCGAGCGGCTTGCATTGACTTCGCGGAATCGGCGGCCGTAACGACGGCTACATAGGGCAGAGACGGGTCATCGGCGACAGTCAGCACCATGCTGGCGGCGGATTTGTCGGTCGGGAGCTGGCGGCCTTGCTGGTCTTCAAGGAAGACGATGTCGGCGTAGTTCTGCTCGCCGCCGGAGAAGGCAACATCGGTGATCTGAGGGATTTGAGCCCAAGTCAGTACCTTCGTCAGCGTGCCCGCGCCGGAGCCGGCAGGGAAGATCTGAGTGCTGGTGGTGTCGATCGCTTCCAGGGTGGTCGCGGTCGCTGTCGCTGTCTTGACGCGGACCACTTTGCCGTTGAGGGGCGTCCAACCAGAAGCGATTTGCACGATGTCCCCGGTAACCAGGGTGGCGCCTACGGTGGTGCAAATAGCTTCGGAGGCGTTGGAGATGGCGGTGAACGAGAGCGGAGCGGCGTAGGTAGCGGCATGCTCGAACGTCGCACCATTCGGGAGTTTGTAGCCCATGGGGGTTTCCTCTTTGCAGAAATGACAAAACCCGCTCAATGGCGGGTTCTGGGTTTGCCCAACGGGCTAATTCAGATGGTGTCGGCTCGGTACAAGAACGAAACCGGCACTGTATAGGTGGTGTCGTCTGGAATGCCGGGGCCTGGATCAACCGGCGTCATCGTCATGACGGTCAGCGCACCCTTGGTGTTCCGCTCGTACAGCGGGAACAGCGCGGCGATCTGGTCCGCCAGCGCACCGGCCGCACCGCGGTACTTGCCCGACGGCGTCACGATGCTGACCTGAAACACGCCGGTGTACAGCTTGTGGTCGCCGCCTAGCGTGTTGCTTGCGGTATCGGCCGGCAGCGTGAAGGCCTTCAGATAGATGGCGCCGTCGACGGGCGTATAAGCCTCGTTCTCGACGACGACCTTCAGTGGTGCCGGCAAAGCCTTCGCCCAGGAGATCAGCTTGGCCTCGTATATCGAGGCGATGATGTTGTGGCTCATACCTGGTTGTTCCTGATGGCTTCATCGACGATCTGTTGAAAGCGAGCCAGGGTGATTCGAACCATGCCGCCTGGCGCCTGCTTCGAATGCCCATATTCCAATGGCACGCCGTAAGGAAGATTGTTCACGATGTAGGCCGTTTCGCCGATGCTCAATTGCTCGACCTGAAGCTTCAGCTTGGCGAGCGTGACATTGCCAGCTGGGTCGATCTGATCAATAACGCCATCAACTGGTGATCCGATAGAAAACTGCCAGTTCCCGCGAAAGCGCCCGCCCACGTAGTCCTTGCCGGCGACCAGTCCGTTCACGTTGAAGTTCTGGTCGCGCTCAGTCTTGGTCAGGGGCTTGGCGTATTTCACGCCGCGCTTTAGCTTGCCAGCCTTCGTGAAGTTGCTTTCGGTCAGGTTGATGACCGTATTGCGCACGGCCACCTTGAAGTCATACGCGTCAGCCGCCTCGGTGTTGGCTTGTCGATGTGCGACGTTGGCTGCCCAGATCTCGGGATTGCCCACCGGCGACATGCGAATGACGCTGCTGCCGATCTCAATCACGATCTCTCGGAACGTAGCGTCGATCCCAGCCTTGGCCTGCTCAGCAAACTGGCGGATGTTCTCGGCGAAGCTGCCATTGAGGCCCGAGTACTTGCTCATGATCGCACCTGCAGCTCGTACAGGATCGGCGTGCCGGCTGGGTTGATCTCTTTCAGTGGCGGGACGATTGACCAGGTGCGCCCTTGGACGATGACTTTGTTCAGCAGGTCAGGCGCCCACGCCAAACCCTGCGCCGCGATCTTGAGTTTCTTGTCGCCCTGCTTGATGAGGCTGTTGTTCTGGAATTCTTGGCCGGTGAAGTCGAGCAGGATGCCTTGGGCGGTCTGCTCGGTGATGGTGTCAGGCGGCGCGCTACCGGCGTCGGGGTCGTACTCGCCGACGGTGACTGCTCGAATGGTCACAGGCTGGCCGAACTCTGTGATCATATCCAGAGCCATCACGGCCATTTCGTCGTAGAAGGTGGCCATGATTGCTCCAGCTCAGGTATCAGTTTATGACGCTGCTTCGAGATCCACGCCTGAGCGCAGGTATGCGATTCCCAGTGCGGGAATGAGCACACCTGAAAACAGAGTCAGCAGATCAATTTGCCGATCATCATGAAAGAAGTACAAAAGAAAAATCGATGTGATCGCAATGACTGCGATCAGTGATTGAGAAAGGAGTGGCCCAAGCGTTCGTCGTACAGCTTTTAGAGCTCGCTGCCTGCCGAATGCGCACAGGATCCACAAATAGAACCACTCAAAAATGGCAACCATAAAAATTGCCAAAGCCAATAACGTCGCAATAATCCCTGAATCAATCATGTCGAGGTCTTCCTTTGCTCATCTGGTGCATTATTTTTTTGGCTAGGATAATTGCACTACGCGCGGACAGCAAACAACCCGCGCTTGAGTAGATAGTCAGCAAACTGCGTAGCACTCGGCCGGTCCGGCGCCGCCGGCAACAGTCGGCCGCTGGTGTTCGAGATCGTCGCGTACTCGCGAGTGACCGCACCTTCAACACGCTCCAGCGTCAAAGCGCCTTTACGCTTGTCGATCGGGTCGATGTCATCGGTATGAATCTCGGCAGCCAAAGCCATCTGACCATACTGGATTCGAGCCGGCAGGTAGTTGTCGGGCTTGATCTGGCAGTCCAGTTCAACCCCGCGGCGCGGCCAGGCCAGAGCCTGATCGCTATCCGTCTTGCGCCCCTTCCAGGTCATGCCATCCATCGCCAAGGCGGACCGGCGAAGCAGTGCTTCTTGCGCAGCAACATCCGCAGGGATGGTCACACCAAACTTGCCGGCGTACATGACCAGGTCCGCGGCGCTCGCGTAGCTTTCGGCGTCTGGCTTGCCGGTGCCGTCCTCGATGATGAGCATGGGTCAGTCCTTGGGTTTGTTCAGGTCAGCGCCCACCTTCGCAGGTGCAGTGCGGTACTCAGCCTTCAGCGTAGCCTTCGGCGGCTTCTCGACTTCGCCGCCACGGTCTTCCGTGACATTGGCATCGATGATGATCAGGCCTTCCTTTTTGGCGATTGCCTTCACGTCATCTTCGTAGCGGTGGAACGGGCCCGGCAGATACCAGATGTTATCAGTCATCACTGTCACTCCGCTGCGCCAGGGCATTATGCCCCGACACAGTCATCAGATGGTTACTTGGAGGCGTCGCCGATCAGAGCGACACCGGCGGTGTCCTTGATGCTGGCTGCGGTTTTGTCCCAGTTGGTGCCGGTGGCGAGCGCGGCGCTCGATGGAGACTTGCCGCCGTTCGCGACATCCCAGGTGTAACCCTTGATGCCGAGGCCAAAGGTGTAGTCCACCTGGATGGTCGTGGTGATGCGCTCGTTACCGTTGTTGGTCTGCACGTTCGAGATGATGTCTCGGTTGTCGTGCACCAGCGCCGCACCAGCTGCCAGACCCAGGATGATTTCCTTGTTTGGCGTGCCGGTTTGAGCGAGAGCCGGCGCATCGGTGACGATCGAGGTCTTGCCGAGGATGTCGACGACGCGAACGTTGCCGGCCTGGAACAGGTTGTTCGGGTTGGCAAGGCCCTGGCCGACCAGCTTGTGCCAGGTGGTGCCCTGCATGACTTGAGCAACCAGGTTCTGGCTGGCATCGCCGAACTTCGCATGCGCGCTGTTCAGGCCAGACTGGGAGATGCCAAGAGTGGCCGACACGTCGTTCACCGCAGCTGCTTGCGCAGTGATGGCCGCCACCAGTGCAGCGATCGCGGTGTTGAGCTGGTCTTTCAGCAGCACCTCGGCGAACGCGCGGCTCGCGACTTCAACACCCTGAGCAGTTGGACGCTGCAACCAGGTCATCTGCGACGGCTCGTAGCGAATCGGACCGAAGCCACCCGCCACTTTCACGGTGGTGTCTTGCAGTTCGGTCAGGTCGACCGGAGTCACCGCAGCGTTGGCGCCGTAGCGGTTCACGCGACGCTGAGCTGCACCGAGGTTCTGGAAGAACGACTCCTGCAGGAAATCACCGGTGAAGCCGTTCGGCGACAGCACAATCGCGCCGTTGCTGGCTGCGTTGAACGCCTCCAGCATTTGGTCCAGCGTCTCGAGAGTCGCCGGCATGATGTAATCGTTGAAAACCTGCATTTGAGACAGGGACATGGGTCAAATCCTTAATTTAGGGGGAGATCAGAGAACCGGGACGCAATTGCCGCCGTGCGCTCCGCTTTGGTACCGCCGATGTTTCCTTTTGCGGCCCCGCCGCCACCTCCAGCACCCCCGGCCCCGCCGCCAGATGCCTTACTACCCGCGATCAACGGCGCAAACGCCGTGTCGTTTGCGAATTCTGCTTTCAGCTCATCCAGCGTTGCCGCCGAGAGCTTGCCCTGCTGGTCGAGTACGACCACAACAGGCTTCCCGTCGCGTTGCTCGACGCTCAACCGGCGTTCGATGTGCGGCAACAGGGCTTTGGCGCTGCCCGGGATTGCCAAGGCAGACGCGATATCAGTAGCGGTACGGCCGACAGTCAGATCCCGGATCTGAGTGCTCAGCGTTGTCCGCTCCTGCTCCAGCGTGCCGTTCAGCTCAGCTTCGCGGCGGTTGTACTTCTCGGACCAGGAGCGCTCGAGTTCTTCGACGTTGCCGGACTTCCGGGCATTCTCTTCGCGCTCTAGGCGGGCCTGGTCTTCGGCGTCCTTGCGAGCCTTGTCGGCGGCCTTCTTCTCGTCCAGCAGTTCCTGAACCTTGGATTTCAGGCCCGAAACGTCTTCAGGTTGCGGCAGACCTTCAATGCCGAGCACGAACTTGCCGTCCTTCTCGGTGTAAAGAGCGCGCACGGTGTCATCCACCCCTTCCAGAGTGTCCAGCTGATATTTCAAACCCATTTTCTTGTCTCCCAGAGACGTTGGTGCAGGCCCTGCCTGCTATTTGATGCCCGCCCGCTCGAACGCCAAAGGCTCAAGAGCCTTCATCTGCACAAGGGTCAGAGGTGAAAAGTTGCGATCAAGCTGCAGCTCGGAGAACCGTTCGATGCTCAGGCCGCCTTCGCGGAAGAGCTTGGCGCGGACCGGGCCGATGGCCTTGTCCTGGAACGCTGCCGGCTGCTGCTTGAGCCATTCGTAATACGACTGGTCTGCCCTGACCTGCTGCGGCCCGCTATCGCCAATGGATGCGCGGGTCGCGCCCTCGGAAAACAAGGCGCTAAAGCGAGTGATGGCAACAATTGTGGATCTGCACTGAATGTGCAAAGGAGGCCGCGGCCCTTCAGTCAGCTTGAAGCGCTGCTTGTCGAGGGAGCGGCATTGGCTGGTCGTCTTCGTATCCAGCGTGCTGACCCACTCCACCGCCTGCACGACGTCGGCGTTCTCTTTCAGCGTCTCCATGCGTGCCTGGGTAGCGACGTGCTGCACCGCCGTTCGCACCACAGCGCCGGCATTCCGGTTGGTCGTGGCCAGGATCCCGTCGTTGTACTGAAGCGCCTTGGTCCCACGAATGTTCTTGATGATCTGGAAGTTCGTCTGGCCTTCGAAGAAGCCCTGCCGGATCGCGCCTGTGAGGCGTTGTCGCTCGGTGGTGGTGAAGCTATCAATGAACGACTTGAGCAGCTTGCCGCCATCCGCGCCGCGCACGCTGAGCGGGTTGCCGAGGATTGCCGTCCTGATTGCAGCAGCACCGGGCACCGCGGCATCAAACGAGACGCCAACCGGCGCCGCCCGTGTCAGGCTGGTCGCTTCGAACTCGGCCTCGTAGTTCGCAATGTCGATCAGGTCGAGGTTCAGCTTGTCGCTGTAGCGGTTGAAGATGCCCAGCAGCAGGCTATCGACTTCGCTCAGCAGCCGCTCCAGCCGAGCAACGGTGTAATCCGTCAGATCGGTCCGAGTCAGCCGCTCACGAATCGAGCGGTCAATCTCCTTGAGGAAAGGTCCGAACTTGGCGACCTCCCCCGATTTCAGTTGCTCGAGGAAGACCGCGTGCCGAATGGTGGCATCAAGGATTGCTTGGTTGGCCGCCATTGTTGACTCCAGTATCGTCGAGATTCAGGCCTGCGCCGCTGGTTTCCAGCTCGCCCCGGATGTCGTCATCAGTCTTCTCAGGGTCGATCACCCCGCGGTCACGCAGGTACTGCCAGAAGTCCGATTCGGGAAGCTTGCCGCCCTGCACTGCATTGAACAGACCGGTGAGGATCGTTGCGTCGAGGCTGATCTGGCTGAAGTCCTGATTGAGTTTGTAGACGACTTCGCCAGGCGCGTTCACGAATTCAGCCATCCAGACCAGGCACTGGCTGTAGGCCTCGCTGACGTTGCTCACCACCAGCGACAGAACGCTGTGTTCCGCGGCGCTGTCGTTGTCGGCCTGGGTGGCGGTCTTCACCGCGCTGCCTCGCTCGATTAGTCTGGCACCGAGCGACACCATGTCCTCTTTCTTGCCGTCCATGGCCTCTTTGGCCACCGTGTTCGGCTGTGCCTGCCAGACGCCGCACGTGCCACTGACCGGAAGCAGCCAAGGCGCGCGGGAGCCAAGGAAGATACCGTTCTTTTCCATGTGGTCGCGCCACTGCTCATCGAGTCCCGCCATCCACGGCTGAGGCTGGCCCACCAGGTAGGCAGCCTCCTCGTAATCCGCGCTGTTGCGGTAATGACCGATGTTGATTTCGGCCATGTCGTACAGCGGTGAGTCGTCGATGCTGGTGTCGTTGTTCTCGCTGCCGAGAAACTGGAACGGGATCACTCGCCAAGGCTGACCGAGGCCATTTAGCGGAGTGAAGGGCGCGATGATCATTGTCGTCTGGCTGGAACCCTCTTCCCACACTTCCTGCGTATAGACACCGGCGGCATCCAAGCGCAGCACTCGAAACTGAACAACCTGTTCGCTGCCAAACCCGTCATCGGTGTCGACATCGACCGTCTCGCGCAACACGACCAAGCTCAGCAGATGCTGGCCGCCGACTTGGCGAGTTTTCCAGTTGATGATCGCCTCGGCCGGGTAGCTGGCGATGTTCGCCCGGGCCCGACCTGCTTGTTCGTCTGCCTTGCTCACCGATCCGGCCACGACAGCCGCGTAATCCACCAGCAACCCGTGACGGCCGACTTCGAGCAGATGCCCGATGATCGATTGCGACTGCTGGTAGATGCTCACGCCTTGCCCGTCGATGTCCTTCGACACGTAGTCGAGGGCGCCGGGAACGGTCAGCGTTGGCCAGGTGCGGAACACCGCCCCCACCAGACTGTGTTTTGTCCGGCCCGTTGCGTTGTAGAACACGGCGCGCTTCTTGTACGCGTCGTAGCGATCCTTGTTGTCCTTGCTGGTGTCCGAAGCATTCGGTCGAGGTAGGTACTGATCACCGGCAGCCTTAATGGTTTCCGAACCCTTGCAGACGTCGCGCACCAAGCGCCAGCGGTACTGCGCCGCCTTGTACTCGGGACGGGTAAAAGTGACGTCCGTCATCGGGCGACTCCCATTTTCATTGAGGTGACCGGTTTAATGATCGGGTACTCGCGATGGATAAAGTAACCGCCACCGTCGTTGGCGTGGTCGTTGCCTTGGCTCTTGTCCGGCTCGCCGTTGGGCGCCCAGATCTGTTGCTCAAGGCCGTCGGCATAAGTCGGGCATGTGAACGGGTTCACTAGGTAACGCCGCTCGCCCTGCGCGTTGCAGAACATAGCGTTCATGGCGTTGATCCGATCCTTCACTGGCGGGTTGGCCGCCGGCGCGATGACCGTGAAGCCCGCCTGCTTGAGCATGGCGATATCGGTGACGCTGGCATTGACAGACTTGCGCGAATCACCCGAGGCATCCGGGTAGATCCGGATCTCGCAGGTCTTCTTGTAGTCGTTGCCGTTATGCTCCCAGTAGCGTTCCTTGATGCGGCGGATCATGTCCGGCGTGTCGTAGCCATCCATCAACTCATCCACTGCCCGGGGCAGACCCTGATCGCGCTTGACGTGCGTTACCGCCGCCATCTTGCCGACGTTGAAGTCCATGCCGATGAACAGAGGCTCACCCGGCTGCACAGTGTCGAAGCACTGATTCAGCTTGCGGTCGTACGTGTGGTAGATCGAGCCGGATGTCAGGTTGACGAACTGGCCGTTCAGATAAGCGAGGATCAGCTGCGGCGGATACGACTCCATCAACGATTCGATGTAGTCGCTTGGCAGGTTCAGTTCGTTGTCGAACGTGCTGGCCTGCACCAGGCCGTACATCTCATTCAGCTTCGGCTTGTCGCGGAGCTGCTTCACGAATTGCAGGAAGACGAACTTGAAGCCTTCCGGCGTCGTGGTTACGTCGACGCCGTTCTTCAGCCCCGGCAGGTTGTAACGCATCCGAGCAATGATCTTGCGCCAAGCCTGCTGCGCCTTGATCGACGTCAGCACGTCCAGTTCGTCCACCAGGGCGTGGCCAATCTTGAAACCGACAATCGTCTGCGGCTTCTCCATAGACCGGCAAATGACAGTGCCGCGATACTGCCGGCCGCTGTAAATGTGAACCTCATGGTTCGCCTGGTTGATCTTGGTCTTCAACCCCCAGTCAAAGGCCACCTCTTCCACTGTCGGATAGAAGATGTCCCGGATCTGCGGGTAAGTCGGTGCGAAGTACCCAGCGTTGACGCCAGGCCACTCCATGAAGTGCTTGCACAGCGCCGAACATCCAACCCAGGTCTTGCCTGAGCCGAACCCTGCAACGAATGCGCGGAATTTATGGGGCAGTGTGAGGAAGTGAGCCTGCGGAACATTAAGGCTCGGCATTCGGCTTCCTCGCATCGACTACATCGACCTGAATGCGGGTCGGGATTGCTGGCTCGTCGTCAGGCTCTTCCTTTCGATTGCGGTTGACGTACATGTCGCCGGTTTCTTTCGCGGCCTGCTCCAGAATCTGCATGGCGAGGCCGATGTTCTTCATCGTCTCGGCACGTTCTACAAACCGATTCATGGCGCGGAGGCGGAACGCACGATTGGCGATCGGGATCTCAGCCGTCTCTTCGCGGAATCGCTTCCGAGTGTCTTCGAACATCGTCACCCAGCGCTTTGCCAGCCCCTTCCCTGAGGTCTTCGTGGGATCGTGCGTTTCCACCTGCTGGCGGGTAACCGATACCCCATATTCTTTCTGGACCGCTTCAACAACCTGTGAGGGCGTGTCGAAGCACGCCAGGGCCTGAACGATAAAGGCCTTCACGTCGTTTTGAAGGGCTGCCATAGATTCTCATCCGTCCAGAGCCTGTCAAGAATCAGGCCGACTTAAGCAGACAGGTTCCGCAGGCCCTCGATATGTTCAATTTCCCTACCTCGGCAGGTTTGTTTGCAGCATCCACCAACGCTTGAACGTCAGGGCTCGCACCGTAGCGACGCACCACACCGACGAACTCTTCGACGTCGTGTCCGCGCATCTCGATCTTGGGAGCACCTTCCTTGGTGAAAGCTGGCTGACCGTATTTGTCTTTGGCGTGAGCTAGGTGATACAGCTCATGCTCAACCACGGCACAGAAGTCGGTATCGCTGCACTGGGCGCAGTAGTCAGCGGCCAGCGTGATGATGAAAGCCGGCACATCGCCGAACCAATCGAACATCTGTTGTTCCATCCGGGCTTTCTGCCAACCACCAGCGCGGAACGCGACTTGCTCGGCCTGACCCAAGACTGTTCGGCCTTGTTTTTCGAAGTGTGAAGACGCCCACATGATCCGGATGTCTGCATCCAGCAGATGGGCATGGTCTTCGTTGTGAATGCTGCCGGTGTCGGCAAGGATCTCGGCGCTCAGCCACTCCCACACCTCAGGCGCTGGAATCAGGCGAATACCGAAGTCGGAAAGCTCGGATAGTTCGAGTAGCGACTTGGGTGGCATCGGTCTTTTCACTGGACCACCTCCGAGACGACCCGAAAGCCAAAGAGAAAATGATTATCATTAATGCAAACCGACGAAACTGCACCCCTTTCGGGTGGCGCGAAGCCTGAGTATGTGAAGAATGGGACGGGTCTTTCTAAATCACCAAGGATTTTGCGATGCCCAACGCTTTTGAATCACTTCTGTTCGTCCTGGCTGTCTTTGTTGGCCCGCTTGTTCTTCATCGCTTCTTCAGCTGGTATTCGAAGAAATTGCGCTACATCACCTCTTCCATTGCCATTCACGCTGCGTTCTTTGCCTACTGGCTTGCCAACCACTACCCGCAGTAAAGCGACCGCCAGGAAAAGGCTGCCCGACGCCAACACCATCAGTGCCGCACTCACCCGCGGCACACCTCACCTTCCGCGTCTTCCAGAATGATTTCGATCAGCTTCTGCTCACCCAGCCGGAACAGGGCAAGCGACTGCATGTCGTCGGCCATCGGGCCAAACCCGAACACCTCGATGCGACCGCTCCCAGTACGCATGCCGATCACGCCGACCGAGCAGGCTTCACGTTCGCCCGACTCAAGGTCATCGGCGATCTTGCGCAACGTGTGGACTGCATCACGCCAGCCTTCACGCTTGAATTCCAGCAGCTTAGCGGCCATTCATTTCTCCTTGGAGGGATCGGCCTCGCTTCAATAAGCCGACGCCCTTTTGGAAGCGGGAACGCCTCCTCAGTCCACTAACTCATTGGGGATCGATGGTCTATGGTTAGGCATCAGACCAAGCCATAGAGGAACTGGAAATGATCGAGCGCATCACTGAGGGATTGGTAGTGCAGGCGGCCAGGGAATGGGCTGCACGAAAGAACAAAAGCAATACATCCGCCGTAGCCAATGCTCAGGAAACGATGGTCGCGCTCAAGGTCAAACTGAGCGATGAGGAGTATGCCCAAGCATTGGCAAAGCTTTATCGCGATTACGAAGAGTCGTAAATAACGCGTGTTCAGCTCACCATGATGTTGGTCTGCATCTGGGCGTGCCCGTGCAGCAGCGATACGACCAAGCCCTGAGGTAGGCCTGCAGCCTTGGCAGCGTCAATCGCTTTGGCAATGGCGCTATCCAATTCAGTGATCGCCTGGTTGATGGCGGGACTCAGTGGCAATGCGTGATGCAGGCGCGTTACGTTGGTCATGCTTACTCCAATGTCGCGACACAATTTGATGATTCGCGAAACGTGTCGCGAACTACTTGCTCTGACTGCGCTTGATCTGGGCGTCCACCTGGTCGGCGCATGTGTCCAGCAGCTTGATGGCCTGATCCTTGAGCTCCCACACATCGCCGTTGAGGCGAAGGTCAGACTCGTCGGGGTCTACCCGCTCACACGGGATCAGCTCAGGGGCTTCCAGCCTTAATGTTTCTGTCTTTACCACTACTGGTGGCGGCTTTCCCGCGCAGGCCGTCAGGCAGAGGCTGAGCAGCCCAATCACGAACAGGCTTGCTGTTGCGCTTGAGATCTTCAAAGTCTTTCCTCGCCTTTTTGGCTTTGTCTTCGCTGGCCTTGATTCGCTTGTTGAGGTCGGCGGTGTAGGCGGCGTTGCGCTGGGCTTCGGCGCGGAGGGTGGTGATCGTCGCCTGGCTCTCGGTGTTAGCCGCGATGGCGTCTTGCTTGCCCTTGGCCTCGATCGTCACTTGGCCTTCAAGCGCAATGACCTGATAGTGCTGGATGCCCAGCAACAGGACGGCAACGAGCGCGATGATTGCTGCGGCGGCAAAGGCCTTCATAGCGAATCAACCTTGCGACCCAGGAAGCGGGTCACCAGTTCACGAATGGCTGTGACGCCAAGAAAGCCAATAGCACCACCGGCCGCGACCGAAAGGTTCGATGGCCACTCCATCCAGGCGATAACGCTACTGGCTGACAGGCTCAGGCCTCCGCAGATCAGCGCCTCGAAGATAATTCGGCGCTTACTGGTTTCTTTGGCGTCATAGAGCACGCGCAAGAGGGAGATGAGGATCGCCATAATTGCGCCCTGTAGGAGTGGATTGCTCATTGCCTCCCAGAACTTGGCCCAGCTCTCAGGTCTGTCCGGCATGATTGAGAATCCAATGGCTCCCTCTCGGGGAGATTGATAGATCCGACTCCAGCAGCACTCCCAGCTCGGAGCAATGGGTGTGGTGGAGCCGAAAACGAAAAAGCCCCGCACAATGGCGAGGCTCATATAAAGAGTTTGAATCATTCAGACCGGAGGCAAGAGAAATTTACTCGCACCCATACTAGGCTCAACAGGTGATAGCCAGTGGCCATGAGGTCCGCCGTGAAGCTCTCGAATTTTATTATCTGCTACAGCTTCAACGGGTACCGCGTCGTGTTCGCCCATCCCTCGACAACCATGACAGAGGCGGATGCTTGCTACCTCTCCTTAATTCACTCTGGCAGCAATCTTGGTTCAGGTCCGCCATGCGGCGGAACAATCAGAGCAATGCGAGATTTCGTGAGATTAAGCGGCATCACCGAAGTAACTTGGCACCGATCTTTGTAGATTCTGACTGGCGCGAAAGGCCCCGCTTAATGCGAGGCCCGAAATAGGTGTGAGGGTCTTTCCCCTCCTGTCCGCCAAAGACCTGGCTGTCCTGGCTAGAGGTAAGTTCTTTTATTGCGCCCACAAAAAAGCCCGACTCAATGGCCGGGCTTCTCCGTTGCTTCACTCCTAAACGCACGAAGGAATGACAGGATGTGTGGATAATGGCTCATTGGCTCACTGCCAGTCAAGCGGCTTTTGTCTCAATCAGTTCTTCTGCATCCAGCAGCGTTTGAGCGCACACCAAAGCCTCATCGACTTCACGCTCCAGCGCCTTGCGGATGTCGCGCCGCCAGCGCTCCTGAGTTTTGATCGGGTGCGGCTCGTTCGACCAATTGTCCATCTCGTACCACCCGGCAGGCAGCACATTGGTCGAGCGTTTGCCATCTACGCCCGGCAGCTTCGGCAGTGCCCAAGTGACGACCGCGCAATGCAGGAATCGCTCGGGAGCCGGTGAGCGCATCACCTTGGTCAGTTCGGCAATGGCGGCATGTTTGCGTTCAGTGTGCGTCGAGAACTTCGCTACCAGCACGCGCCAGTGAGCTGCCGACAGAGATTTGTGCAGACGACCGAACACCCAGCAGTCGGTCAGGAACGCAGCCTCCTTGCCGACGATCTCCCCCTTCTGCTTGGCACACTGCACCTTTGGCTCGAAGTCACAGCCGCCGGCGGAATTGATGGTCTCGGCGGCGAGCGCCCGAACAACTGCGGATACCACGTTGCGATAGGTCATGCTGCTCTCCCCTTCAGCTCTCTTGTTTTTGCCCGATAGTCGGCGGTCATCGCCTTCAGCTCTTCGACGGTGTACTTCTTCGGCTCATGCGGACCTTCCAGCCAGTCGACTGCTTCGGCGCCGATCCGCTTCACCAGCGCGATGCGGTAATTGACGATGTTCCCGGACAGCTGGGTGTTGCATGGCGAACACTGGCGATGGCAATTCAGCGGCTCGAAGCGCAGTGCAGGGTTGCTGCCGACGGTGCGGTAGTGCCCGGCGTCGTACTTGCCTTGGTGGTGCCGTCCGCAACTGATGCACGGCAATGCAGCGTCACGCTCACGCACCCACGCATTGAACGCAGTCTGCGTGTCCTTGAGATGCTCGGCCCGGCTCTTCAGCTTCTCCTTGCGGACCTTGATCTCTTTGCGCTCGATCTGAGCCAGCGACTTGCGAGCCTTCTCCCGGTTTTTCGGCGCATCGATGATTGCGCATGCCGGGCTGCAGACTGCCTGACCCAGCCGCGCCGGGACGAATGAGGCCCCGCACTCTGCGACTCGGCATTTTTTCAGGCGGGGTTGTTTGGCGGCGAGACTCATGCAGCCTCCCCGAACATTTCCAGTTGACCGTGCGGAGGATCGAGGTAGGTCATCGCACGGCGATTCGCCATGCTCTTGCGGAAGGCTGCGCGCTCCAGACGGCGATCAGCAGAGCCTGCGCCGTTGCACCGGTAGAAGGCCAGGTTTGAGCGAGCTCGGCCAGACCAGAATTGGCGATTCGCTTTCGGACACAGACTGATTTCTTCGAGAGTCGTCATGCAGCCTCCTTGCTCAGCAAATCGGTGAAGACCACGCCTTGGCTGGTGAAGAACGCGGCGATGCGGTCGGTGTAGGCCACGCCCTGGGCGCGGTTGAACAGGCTGGTAACGGGGAATCCGTCAGGACCGAACAGCTTGCACTCGCCCATCATGGCCAGCTTCTCCTCGTAGGGCAGATGGCGCATGACTCGGTACCACGCTGCTTGGAACCCCGAGTCCTCGTTCAGCAGGATCTGCACGCCGAAGTGCAGTTTGCAGTACCGGCGAGCGTCGGCCGCGTCGCCGATCTGGGTCATTTCGGCGATGCGCTTGTACATCCCAAACCACAACGAGTTCTGATCGAGCGTGCGGTCCTTGCCCGGGCGCATAGAGACCACGACGAACTTCTTGTCGCGGTACATGGTGGTCAGGCAGCTGATGGCCTCGGAGAGCTTGGCCGGGCTGTTGACGCTGATTTTGTCGCTCATGCCGTCACCGCCATTGTGATCAGGACGCAGAACACGCCAATGGCGAAACCGGCAAAGGTGCAGGCCAGTGTGTTTGCGGATTTAGGAATCATCAGAAACCCTCCTTGCCGCGCTGAGATTCCCACTCGAACGGAATGACGATTACCCCGCCCTCCCGCAGACGATCCGCACACCGCTCGCCGATGGCGGCCGGCAGTGCCTTGGCGTCCAAGTTCGAAACGATCACCGTCGGGCGCTGTTCCTCGTACCGACCGTTGATGATTGCGAATAGCGTTGTCAGCTCGAAGTCGCTGGGCTTTTCCTTGCTAACGCCGATCTCGTCGAGGATGAGCAGCGACGGACTGACGAGGCTCGACAGGATCTGGCTTTCGCTCTGCTCGCTGGTCCGGTCGTACGTGGCGCGGATCGCTTGCAGCACGGCGCCGACAGTGCGGTACACGGCGGTGGCGCTCGATCTGGCCATGATCTCGTTTGCGATGGCCACGGACAGGTGAGTCTTGCCAGTGCCAGGCTTGCCCAGCAGTAACAGGCAACGGCCCGACTCGGCGATCAGCGAGAACTCAGCAGCGTACCGGCGGCAGGTGTTCAGCGCCTTGTGCTGCTCGGCGGTGGTGGCCATGTAGCCTTCGAAGGTTTTGCCAGCGAAGCGCTTCGGGATCAGCGCCGAGCCAAGCTTGCGCTCCATGGCCATGCGGAGCATCAGCGCCTTACTTTGGCGCTCAGACTCTTCCGTCGCTTCCTGGGCAATGCGGGAGCACTCGGGGCAGCCGGTCTTCAGCTCGCGGCCGATGACCGAGAAAATCTTCTGCTCGAATTCACCGTGGGTTTCGCAATCGGCGGGCTGGATGCGAGTTCCTGGCGGAAGCTCGGGGGTCGGTTGTACTGGTTCAGAACGCATAGCTACCGTCCTCCCGCTGGATCAGTCCGTCGGTGTAGTTGCGGTCATCGAAGCCGGTGTGACGGGACTGAGCGACCGGTGCCGGGGCCGACTCGGCCATGCGCTTGATCACCCAGGACGCCTTGAATCCCTGCCACCCAGAAGTCAGCGCCTCGGTGATCGCGTCGGCGGCGGTGATCCCGGCTTCGACGCACTTGGCCAGTTCAGCGTTGACGGTTGACCAGACGGTTGCGGTGACGGCGGCGCGCTTGGCCTTGCGCTGGGTTAGCCAGTCGGCCAGCAGTTGTTCAGGGACGTTGTGCGGGTTGTCGGCCAGCAGCTGGGTCATGCCGAACGGAGCCTTGCGATCAGGCTTCGGTTGTTCCGGTTGCTCTTGGGGCGGATTAATCTCTTCCGAAGGAAGAGTTAATAGGGGTTCTTTCTTTGTATAAAGAAGGCAAGTTGCCGTTTTGGTCTCACTCGCATCAGGTCTCAGTGAGACGATTTGGGCTGAGTGAGACGATTTGGTCTCAGTGAGATTTACAGGTTTTTCCTCATAGAAGGACCACTCGCGAATAGGGGAAATCCCGATATCACCTCGGCTCCCCCCTACACGAAAAATGATTCGACGCTCAAGGAGATGACTGATCGCTTTCGACGTGACGTCTCGGCGCATGTTGGTCTGCTTGCCGATATCGTCGGCGGTCAGGCGCTTGGTTTCGAGTTGATAGCCGATGGTCTGCCGTGCAATGGCCATGAGAACGCGCAGTTCGCGCGCTGGCAGGTCAACCGTAGCCAAAGCCTCCATCAGGCTGTTGTCCATACGGGTGAATCCCCTGCTGCTGTTCAGCTGGATAATGTTGTCGGGAGGCATTACATGGCTCCCTGAGAACGAATTTTGAGGCGCGACACGTTTTGCGAGTAATGAAAATGTGTCGCGGCATTAGTTGGGGTATTTACAGAAGCGCTAGAACTCTGCATGATTCGCCTCACAGATGCTTTACGTTGTACGCAGTTGAAGAAACCACCGGGCCTGGTGGTTTTTTTTCGCCTGCTGTTTGTTGGAATTCAGTTTTCATCAGGCAGCCTTCAGCGATTCGCGCAGCACGTGCAGCGCGTCGATGGCTTCCTGGATGGCTTTGTCGCCCTGGGCTTTTTCGTGCTGACTGATGTGGTTGTCGGCGGTGGCGTCGAAGATCAAACGACCCACGTCGCCGCATTCGGCGGTCAAATGGCACAGCGCAACCATCAGCGGTTTCGCTGCCGGGCGCTCACGCTCCACCAGGTCAAACCCGAAGCGATCCGCCCAGGCCGCCAGCGGGCGGAAGTCACGAGTGAACGCCATGATCCGATCAAGCTCGGCAACGTTCATGTTGTGGCTGTCATAGTCGGGGTTGGCTTTCTGGGCCAACAGGGTGCGAGACGTGAAGCTCGCGCCTTCCGCGATCTTCTTGGTGCCGTGCTCGTCGACTACGTCGTAGATGGCTCTCATCAGTGATTGCATGTAACACCCCGAAAATCGTTACGTGGCGTCGAGCCACTACTTTGGAGAAACTCTGTTCATCAACTGATCAGGGACGAATCCATGACCTTCTGTTCTTCTTGGCCCCTTATTAGGTGCCAACTCCGCTTGGCCCAATCGCTACTGCGCTGGCCCCTAATAAGGGGCCAGACCGTTACCTCACGGGGAAAATTGAAACCACGTTTCCTGTCTGCGCCTCTTGTGCGCAGTGATCAGCGAGGCGTCTTCGCAAGGTTGTTTTATCCGCTGCGAGGCGAGCAGCACTGCGCCGCTCGACCGCCCGCTCTGTCATTTGCAAAATCCGGTCAGCGAGTTGATCCATGCCGATACCAACCTCGTCAGCCCAGCGCTCAAGCTCGTCCTTCTCGTCCTGCGTGTACTGCCCTGCTTCGGGTATTGCGGACATTGGTGCCTCCTCCATGGCCTACTCAGGCGCTAAGTTTCTTGTCGTTAACCTGGGAAATCGTGTCCTGCTCTCGCCTGGCTTTCAGAGCCGCACGTATGAGGTCGCGAACTAGCGCGCCAGGCTGAATTTTCAGCTCGCGGGCCAGTTCGCCCAGTGCTGGAAAGCCGTCCAGCTCGTCCGATTCGCTGTCATCGATCAACGGGAAGTACCCGTAATCCTCCTTGAACCGCAGAGCCGCCAACGTGAGGTCGCGAACCAAGGCGCCCGGCTGAATCTCACGCGCTAACGCTTCCACCTGGAGAGCGGCGTAAGCGGCGTCATTGAGGCGCGACTTCAGCTGGTGGGTGTTGCGATGCGTCTTGTTTTTGTAGGCCATTGGTTCACTTCCGCATTCAGGGTGGCGACTGAGGGTTAAGCGGCGGCTTTCTTTGGGTGGGCTTCTGCGAGCAGCCAAGACGGCTCGAACGGCTTCCCCTTTGCGGCAGCTAATGCAGCAATCCGTTCTGCGTAGCGCGTCTCGCCGGTGTATTCGGTGCGTGGCAGGCAATCAGCGGTAAGCCACTTGTAAACGGCCCGAGGAGACTTTCCGCAAGCCAGCGCAACCACTGGCACGCCGCCAGCGTCATCTATCGATTTCTTGAGCGGCCGCATAAGGCCTCCGGGTCAATTATGAACTTACAGTACATATTATGTCGGAACTGAAAGTACATGCAAGTGCATGCGATATTGAACCTATGGTTCAGATAGAAGAATTGCGCACTGCTTTCGTCGCTCGCCTTAAAAAGGCTTTAGCGGCCAACGAGATACCCGAATGGGGCGCAGGCGCTCGCCTTGCGAAAATGGCCGGCGTCACGCCTAAAGCCACCAGCAAATGGATGAACGGCGAGTCAATGCCTGGCGGCGCAAAAATGCTCGCCATCGCTACCGCGCTGAAGGTTCGTGTTGAGTGGCTTGAATATGGCCGCGGCAAAATGCGCGAAGGCGAGCCTTCTGCCAACCCCGAGACTGCTAGCGCAGACATCCTTCCATTCGCGTCGAGCGAAAGTGATGGTGTGGTAAGCGATGAGAAATACGCTTTTATCCCCCAGTACACGGCGATGGCTTCTGCTGGTGTCGGGCATGAAAACCCACACATCGAACTTCGAGGCACTCTTGCCTTTAAGCGCGAATGGCTGCGAATCAAAGGCGTCAACCCGAAGAGCTTGAAAGTCATCTACGCGGATGGCGACAGCATGTGGCCAACGATCAATGACCACGATGTTCTGCTGGTTGATGAGTCGCGCGTCGATCCTATCGATGGCCAGATATTTGTGATGTTCAGCCAAACCAAGGGCACGATCGTGAAGCGCCTGATCGAGTCGGATATCGACGGCTGGATCATTCGAAGCGACAACCCGGACAAGATTAATCACGGCGATCAGATTCTGCCTGATGGCGAAATTCACGAACACCGCATCCTCGGTCGCGTCATCTGGCGCGGAGGGGATTTGTAACTCCTGGCACTGGCGGGGTATGCACGCCAGATAATGAAACCGGCTTAGGGATAGAGCGATGGGAATGAGATTTCAGAAGCGGATCCAGATGCTTCCCTGGGTTTGGCTGAACATCAGCAAGTCCGGCTTCAGCTTTTCATTTGGCCCGCCAGGGCTGAGCGTTAACGTCGGCAAGAAAGGAACAAGGGTTACCGCCGGGCTGCCAGGCACAGGCCTGTCGGCAAGCCATTTGATCACTTCGGATCCTGCACAGGTCCAGGATTACGAAGAGGCGAGAGCGGAAGCATTGGCAAACGCAGATAAAACGATTGCCGAGATTGATGTATTGCTCACCGAGTGCCGCTTCGCTGGTTGGCTGGAGAACTACCTGGACCAAGACAGTTACGCAGCAGATCCAATGTATGGCAGGGCCGTGATCGCTACTCTCACAGGAAATCACCTGAGCCCCGCCTATGTTGCTCGTCACTTGAGCGTTGATCTGGCTCGCGGGAAAAAGCTGGTAGGACTTATGGAGGCTGATGGAATAGTTCCTGAGGAGCCTGGGGCTTTTACTCCCATATCTCCGCTGGATATTGTCTCGCTCAAACAGGCTTTCGAGAGATACGAGGTCGGATCAGGCGAGTGGCAGTCAAGCCGCTGATAAACGAGGTTTCCCATGCCCCCCACCAAGCCCAACCAAGAACTACGCCGCGAACTCAAAGCGCTAGGGTTCAGCCTTGAGCAAGCCGCAGACGAAGTGCTCAGAATCACCAAGGACTGCCGAGATGTCGAGGTGATAGCCGCCCTGAAGCTGATTGCGAAGCTCTACGAGGATGCAGATCGGCTTGCGGCCCTCGCGGATAAGGTGAAGGCAGGAAAGATTGTTTACGATCCAGAGATGAATAGATGGCTTGGCGGGGATATTTAGGAAGGGATCATGGGGCTCAACAAACCAGAGCAAGACCTGAAGCGCGACCTCCAGGGTGTCGCCTCCGACCTCAAATGGTCAGCCGTCGAGCTGATGCGAGTCGCCGAGCGGCTGAGTCTGGCCGGCAATGAAGCAGATGCCCAGGCACTGCTGAAGATGTGCACCGTGTTCCATGCCGATGAGGATCGGCTGGCTGCTTACGCTGATGAAGTCAAAAGCGGTGTGATTACTAGGGAGGCTAGGTAGATGACAGACCTTATGAAAGGACTCGACGGCGTCAGAACGCCCCAGCAGGAGCTGTTCTACGATCTTGAGGACTTGGCGGCCGTCATTCGGTGGTCAATCGTTGAGCTAACCGATGTGGCCAGTCGCGCAAAGACAACGCGTGATGCTTTCGAGTTGAGAAGAGTCTGCCAGATACTGACGACGGAGCAGAGAAAGATCGGTCGCCACGCGGATGAGGTGAAGGCGGGAAGGATTGTACGAGGCGATCTTGGGGATTCTGGCTGGCATGGAGATATCACTTGAAAGCTAGAGAAGACGGAAAGGCATACGCACAGGATGTAACCTTGGACGAGTTTTCTGAGTTCCTTCAGAAAAATGAACTCAATGGTGGTTATTGTCGTCGTTGCGGGAATGGGACTTGGGAAATTCCAAAGCATGAAGAAAAGCCGGTTCTTCTATCTCTCACTACGCCGGCCCACCCGGACGGCATAGGCGCTTTTTTCGTTAGTTGCTCGAATTGCGGACACATCGAACAATTTCTTTCGCAGACCGTGGTGTCGCGCCTGATGGGCTGGCATTAATGGGTACCGTCTATAGGTTCAATGAGTCTCGTTCTATTAATGACGGGACCTCTCCTGGTGACGATCAGGCTTGGCTGAGCGCCAATGACATTGTTGCTTTGCGGGAAATGAGGAATGATGTTCAGGAGCTCTTAAAAGAGTATGACGAACATCAAAACAGTGACACTTCACGGAAACCTGACGATACTGACTCCATGAACGACGTTACCATGGACCAAATCGACAAGAAGCTATCCGGCATAGAAGATCGGATGGATAAACGCGTCGAGAGAATTGAGCGCGAAACCGATAGGCGATCCGCTGAGTTCCGGCGTGAGATCGAGGTCCGCGATGCCGCCTTCAAAAGCGAGCAAGCCTTGCGAGACAAGTCGCTTGATGAACGGTTCAACTCGTTTTTCATCGCCCAGGCTGAACGCGACAAGGCTCAGCTTGAGCGTGACAAGCGCTACGAATTGCTCGCTGATCGTGTCACCAAAGCTGCCGAAGGCGCCGAAGAGGCTGCTAAACAAGCGGCGACGGTGAAATCGAATTACTGGGCAGCCGTGGCCGTGCAATTATTGGCAGTCGGGGCGATTATCGTCGGCGCTTATTATGCAAATCAGGCAAACGTTTTTGGTGCTATGCAGACAACTATGTCGGCTTACCAGGCCGGAAAGGACTCTGCCAAGCCAGCCGAAACACCTCAGGCTATGCCAGCGAAGTAACCTTTCTAAATTCTAACAAGCCCGGCCCTGCGTCGGGCTTTTCGATCTGCCTGTCATATCTTCGTCACACCTACCAAGCACAATGCGGTCAGCCAAAGGGATTTGGCCCTCTACAGAGAGCCCGGCCTAGCGCCGGGCTTTTTCATTTCTGACCGGTGCCGCCATGCACTCTGCGGTGCTCGCAAGCAATGCCCCCGCTTTCTGGACCAGCTTGCGCCACTCGTTGCTACAGATAAGCCCGGAGCGCTCCATGCCGTCCGCCGCCCTCAGCAACTTATCGTAACGTGCTTCGTCGCTAATGAGGTTTGCAGGCATCGAGAACAGCTTTTGCCAGTTGGCTAGCGCCTGCTTCCTTAAGTCCCTTTTCATAAGATCCCCCCGCATTGATTACCCGGGATAAATGCGCAATTCATCAAGCAGCTCACTGAGCACAAGGTAAGAACAAAGCTTATCACTTGACGGGCTTTTCGCTTCTGTCTTGCGCCTCCGCAGACACCACCTACACTGAGCCTGCCGAGTCTTACTCTCCTTTCTCTCGGCATTGGCCCGCCCGTGCGGGCTTTTTTCTGCCTGCTACGCTTTCTTTCTCTATGGAGGAAATGCCATGCCTACCACCCCCAACGATCTGACCCATGCCCTGCTCTACCGCTTTAACCAGAACATCATGGCCCTCGACTGCGCTATTGAAGAAATCGCTGTCTGGATCGACCAACGCGGCTCTGCAGACGTGTCTGACCGGATCGATGATCATCTGGCTGTAATCACCGCAAACTCGGACTTCATAGCCAAAGCCTTGGCGGATCTGAGAGCTAGAAGGATGCCGGAAGAAGTTGTTGATCCAGACTGAATTCGGAATCATTGAAGCCCGGCCCAGCGCCGGGTTTTTTGTATCTGCCTGTCATTCCTTCGTCACACCTACCAAGCACACTGCAGTCAGCCAAAGGGATTTGGCCACGTGCATAAAGAGCCCGGCCAAGTGCCGGGCTTCTTTTTTGTGATCGGCTTTCACTCCGGTCCGCCAATGCGTATACGCTGGAAGCGGACGATAAACCCCTAAGTAGAATAGAGATCAAGACAGCCCTCGCCAGCAGCCTACCGATAGGGTGTTGCTTGGCCTAGCGTCGACCAATGGGGGTGAAAGAGTCTGAACCCCTTTCGTCCTCCTTCAGTCGAAATAAATGGCAGTCCTTGCCCACTGAATCATCACTTAAGAGGAGTCTTTTCATGAAGATTTCGGAAGTAATGACGAAGGACGTTAAAACAGCCAAGCCCGGCCACACAATCCAAGAAGCAGCCAGCCTCATGGCCAAGATCGACAGCGGCGCCATTATGATCGAGGAGCAAGAACGCCTGGTTGGTATGATCACGGACCGAGACATCGCAGTCAGAGGCGTAGCCAAAGGACTCGCAGCAGATACCCCTATCAGCAAAATAATGAGTGGTGGCGTCCGCTATTGCTTTGAGGATGAGGACGTTGAGCATGTGGCCAAAAACATGGCCGATATTCAGCTCCGCCGCTTGCCTGTACTCAACCGTGACAAGCGCCTAGTTGGCGTGGTGTCCTTAGGGAACATTGCCAGCGCTAGATCGCAAACCGCTTCTGCTACTGTTCTGCGGGGAGTAGCACAAGCCCATAAATAATTTGTCTGACATGGCTAAAGCCCGGCCTAGCGCCGGGCTTTTTGTTTCCTCGTTCAGTCCGCCGCCAGCCCAGTATCAACCTGCCACCATTTACACCTCGCCCCCAAATACTAGGCTTATATCCACTCCCTCTGTTTACGGAAAAGCGAATGGACACCCTAAGCAAGCTGGAAATCGAAGCAGTGCTTTCAAGCCGACTACCAAACTGCACCATTTCCTGCTCGATAAGTCCAGATGGCACCGCGTCCGTCGACGTAATAGGACCAGAATCGGATCAGTTCACGATCATAAATATCGACCGTTTCCAGTATCACGGCGACGCAGGCATCAATAGGCTCGCCCGCGAGATCCTGGAAGAAATGGTTATGTCGCGACAATTATCGCACCGCCAGTCACGCGTAAGTCAGGCTTAAACTCTGCCTACGCTTTCGACCGCGCGTGCATAGGCAGCCGTCGCCACCTCTATCAAGGTCTTGCGCTCTTCCGGGCCAATAATTCCTTTCTCTCGAAAATAGTCGGCGAGCCGAAGCAGTTCGTCGTACTGCTCCCGCGCATCCATCTGAACTTCAGGGTTCGTCAGTAACTCATGCCAGGCGGATAGCGCCTGCGCTTTCGGGTCGTCGTTCATGATCAGGCCTCTGGGCTGTGTTTCGGTAGATACTGATGAACTTCGGAGGTTTCATTGCTTACGACGTACGGCTGGCAATTGCCCGTCGCCCACCTACACTGATCTTTTGCTGAAGGATCAGCGATCGGCATGAGAGCAAACGGCCCGCCTAGTGCGGGCTTTTTGTTGTCTGCGCGCCCAACACCCCGACGGAGGAATGAACCGTGGCTCACCCAAAACTATTCCCGGCTGTGCTGGCCAGTCTTCAGTTGAATCAGATGATGATCGGCGAGGCCTTCGAGGAGATCGCTACCTGGCTGGATAAGGAAGGAGCGACAGATACTGCGCAGAAGCTGAGGGTTCGCGTCGGCGACCTAAGATTCAACGCGGAAGTGATGGATAGGGCGATTACAGAGCTGCTCACTTCCGACGAGATCATGCATTGACCTCCCTCGCCGAATGATCCAAAAGACAATTCGAAGCCCGTAAATCGCGGGCTTTTTTACGCCTCAAGGAAAAATATGTACTTTTGGTACTTTACAACTGTGAACCGTTGGTACATATTCACTCCATCGCAACCGGCACCCAATCAGGGACCAGCTGCGAAGGGCCGAGAAACCCGCCGCTCTTTAGCTCCACCGCTTCACCTTGCCGGATCACCACCGGCCCAGATTCAAAGGCAGCGATGAACCGGCCTCAACGGTTCAGAGGGTTGGCAACTGACCCGGGCGTGCAGCGTAAAACGCCAAGAACAGTTATCCAGCGGGAGAACAAGCCGAAAGGCCCGCGGCTGGAAGAACAATTTGAGATAGGCCAGTGATCGACGCCAGAAGCGGATCACTGCGGAAAGTTTCACTGATGCACCTGGTGACGGGTGCATTGGGAAAACAACCACTACAGCGGAGCACAGTCATGAACGAAGCTCAGATAGAGCGGGTGCGGGAAATTGTTCAAGAGATCGCGACTGACGAAAGCATCACCTTTGACGAGGCTTTCGCAATCGCGATGGGGCACCTTAAGTACTGGGCAGACGAAATGCCTAAAGGGAAAACGTTCTCTGGCGGCGGCTCACATCAAGCAGGCTTCAGCCAGGCAGACCAATCGCTTGACTCAGAGACAAACACTGAAGGATCGGCAGGGTACGAGAATGGGGCGGCTATCGCTTTAACTCTTTCCCTTAGCTCATGAGTGGTCAGCGAGCTTGCTCCGTAATAGGTGCCGGGCGGCATCCTGAGAACCCCACTATCCCCTAGAACTGTTCTCTTGAGCCCAAGCGCTTCCAGCGCCTTGTGTAGGTCTGCGTATTCCTCACTGTCAGCTTTGAAAATCTCAACCCGCACCATGTAATTCGCCATAACGACATTCCTTGTTTCGACTGTGGAGGCCGAAGCATATGGTTTTCCCTCGACTGTGGAAAGCGAGGAAACAGGGAGCCTGCCCCTGTAAAAACAGGCGCCTTCAACTGAACAACCAGCGCCACGTCAGCCTGACGAAAACTGCCCGAGCACCTGGTACTCCCCAGCACCAGGCCGCATCGGAGAGTGATCGAAGCGTGCCCAAGCGGGCTGCAGCGCTAGGATCGCAAAGCCCCGGGAATCTCCTGAGCCGGTATGAGCGAGACGGCCAACACTATAAACGCGGCGGGAAACAAGCAGGGGTTGCGCCCTGGTGTTTCGATCACTCTCCGATGCGGACGAAACTGCGGCCTATAACCGCCCACCTGCGTCGAATCCCAGAATCGGTTGTTATCGAGCGCTGGCGAACTGAACACGGCCGTGGAACCCGGCGCCGGAGACGTGACCGGCGAGCAGATGAATGCGCAGTGCTGATGCGCATAGGGCTCGGGCCTTGTTGGGATACCTCACGGGATTACAGGGGTGAGGATCGAAGCCGGTCATGCGGAACAGTGACATGACGAACTCAGTACTTCATGCCGGGATCAGCTCCGGCCATCTGCAACACCTCGTCCAGTTGGCAAGGTCGTTTATCGCGACGTCAGCGCTGGAGCCGGACAGCGTAACCGGACCGATCATCTCGAAAGAGGCTGCATCGGAATGTCGGCGGGTCATGAAAAAAGCTGATCTGGATTGGCGGGCAATGCGATTACCCGGACGTAGCCAATCATCACAGTCAGGACCGACATTCCAATGCAGCTTCGATAGGTGGCCACTGCCTGCCCAGTGAGCGAGCAATAGGAGGTTGCGCCATGAAGTAGCGGAACGATCCACCCCGCGAGGTGCAGCAAGCCTGAAGGCTGCGCCCAACACTCATCCAGGCAGCGGACAGTAGGCCGTCGATGTCACCGCGCATCGGCCGGGTTCCCGGTAGGCCGCCCCAGCGCACGAAGACAACTTGATGCTGCAAACCCAGGCCGTCGCCAGTAGCGGGCCTGGGCACCCTTCCCGCCCGATAAATCCCGCATGCGACTTCCCACGGCGCCCTCCGGTAGCTGGCCGTGCTGCGAGGTCGCAGCCGAGTTTTGTTGGATCAACCACAGAGGTATTTGCGATGCGCCCAGTAATGACTCGAATCGGCAATTCCCGCTCCGGCTTCAAGAGCGCTGGTAAAGCGCTGTTCCATCACTGGGGTGTAGACACGATTGAAGCTGATACCGGCTTTGGAAACTACACCGTAGCAGTCGTCGAGTACCCAGACGGCCGTGTCGACATTTTTCCCCCGGCGAACATTTTGTTCCTCGATGTGCAGGACCAGGGTCAGGCGGTAATCGACACCTTCACCGGCGAAGCAAAAGTCGCATAACCCGCCACTCTGGAGGCGACCATGGCAACCAGCTATGCAGACGGTGCGCAAGCCCGAGAGTGGGATAGGCGCTACGACGCTTGGGGTCGCGAGAAGAAAGCGAAGCCCGACGAGTTCCACGACTACGAAGCCTCCGAACAGATGCGCACTCAGGCGCTGCCTGATCGTGCCGCTCGCGTAATCGAAGAGCGCAAAAGCCTGGCGCGGCGCATTACCGCAACCATGGCTCAAATGGAAATGGTGTGTCCGCCAAAAGGAGGCGCAGCGTGAACACTGAAGAACGGGATCACCAGACTGCTGTCACCTGGATCGAAGGCGAGATCGACAACATGATCCGCGACCTCGGCAAGCCAAACGCCAGTTCCGCGGCGACATCTGTCATCACCCTGGCCTTTCTGTTGCGCGTCATCGACGACGGCGAGCAGCGTCACTACCGGGCCCGCATCGATCAGATTTACTCCTCCTACAACGAGTCGAACAAGCAAGGAGCAGCAGCATGACGACCCCACCGGTTAAATCACTGATCGACGAGCAACTCGACGAGATCGAATCGAAGCTGGTCCTGCTGGGTTTCGGCCTACCGTTCAACGAGGTGATTGGCAGGTCTCGCGAAGCCCTGGTCGTCAGCCTGCCACGTCGTCTGGCGGCAACCATGAAAGGCGGCCGGATCGCGGTGAGGGTTCGGCCATAACTTCCTATCAGCGCGCAAAGCGCTTTTGGTTCTGGCGCGGCTCAGCCATCGCCCTGCTCTTCTTCACCGCCTGGATGTTGGCAAGCGCCTACTCCGGCCAGCTCACTCAATAACCCACACCTTCAAAGCTGCGTACCGCGCCGCAAGGAACTGTCATGTCCGCAAATACTAAACAAGCACAAGAATCGCTCGAAATGAGCGAAACCGACGACGTACAAAAATCTGTGGTTCCTGCGGTTGCCGTCACCGACATCGCCGAATATCGGCCGCACGAGGAACAGATCGTTCGTCTGGAAACCACTTACGCGAAGCTGGTCGTTGACTGCTCGACCAGCGAAGGTTTGGCGAATGCGAAGGAAGTTCGCGTTGATATCCGCGACGTGCGCTACGCCCTGGCGAACACCACCAAGACGGCGCTCGTTCCATATCAACAGAAAGTCAAAGATGCCCAGGCTCGCGTCAACCAGGTTAAGGAGTTCGGCGAGGCCCTGAAGGATCGAGTCTTGGCAATCGAGGCGCCTGTTGACGAAGCAATCAAGGCCGAAGAAAAACGCGTAGCTGACGCCAAGGCCGAGCGCGAGCGTGTCGAGGCGGAACGTGTCGAAGCTATCCGGACGAAGATTACCCGCTTTAGTTCTGTCGCTGCTGCATATGCAAGCCGCAGCGCTGCTGATGTCGCAAGCGTCCTGCAAAGCGTCAAGGAGTCGGTGATTCTGCCCGAAGAATATGCCGAGTTCGAAGCTGAAGGCACCATCGCCCGCGACAACGCGATTGATCAGCTTGAAACGCTGCACAAGTCTGCGGTTGAACGAGAAGAGGCTGCCGCCAAGCTGCTGGCCCAGCAGAAAGAACTTGATGAACTGCGCGAGAAGCAACGCATTGCCGACGCTGAAGCTGAGGAGTTGCGCAAGCAACGCGCCGAGGAAGACCGTCTGCGTTTGAAGAAGCAGCAGGATGATCTGGACCAGCAGCGCCGCGACATGGAAGCACAGCAACGCCAACAACGTGAGCAGCAGGAAGAGCAACAGCGCCAGCAGCGCGAACGCGACGCACAGTATCAACGTGACCAAGAAGAGCTGGCCCGCCTGCGCGCCCAGGCTGCGGCACCACTTCCAGTCACCCCAGTGGCTGCCCCAGTGGTCGCGGAGAAGGCTGAAGTAACACCTATCAGTGCGCATGCGATCGCCGCTCAATCCGATGACGTGACTACGACCGCCCCATCGGTTGACGACATTGTCGAGGTTGTAGCCCTGGGTTTCGACGTGGACCTCGACACTGCTCGCGCCTGGCTTCAAGCCATCCGCTTCTAACCACCCTTTCCATCTAACGGCCGACCCGCTCCTTGTCGGCCACGGAGAGCGCAATGAACGATTCAGACACTCAAGCAACAACAAGCCTCGCCACGTACCACGATCCGTCGCACAACGCCGCTGCACTCATCCTCGATCCAGGCACGATGAGGTCGATGACTGATCTTGCGACCATGATGGCTGATGGGAAAACGACGGTTCCTGAACACCTGCGGGGCAACAAGGCCGACTGCATGGCAATCGTCTTGCAGGCAATGCAGTGGCAAATGAACCCATTCGCGGTAGCTCAGAAAACGTTCATCGTAAAAGGTGGCGCGCTGAGCTATGAAGCCCAGTTGGTCAACGCCGTGATCACCTCCAAGGCTCCCACCATCGACCGCCTGCACTATGACTGGTTTGGTCCTTGGGAAAAGATAGTTGGCAAATTCCTCGTTAAGAAAAACGCTGAAAACAAGGAATATCGTGTTCCTGGCTGGGGCTTGCTCGACGAAGTGGGCTTGGGCGTCAGAGTGTGGGCAACATTCCGTGGTGAGGACGAGCCGCGAGTGCTTGAGACACTCATGGCGCAAGCTCGTACTCGTAACTCCACACTTTGGGCTGACGACCCAAAGCAGCAGATCGCCTACCTCGCTACAAAGAAGTGGGCTCGCCTGTTTTGCCCAGACGTGATCCTGGGTGTTTACACGCCTGACGAGTTCGAAGGCTCCTACGGAAACGAGATCGATATCACTCCTACCGAGCAGGCCAATAACACTGCGGCCGCATCTAGCGTTTCCTTCGGTCCGAAATCCCCCTCACCGGAAATCGACGGAGTATTCGCCGACCTTTTGGCCGTCGCGAAACAGCAGGACATCGACGCCTATGCGGCAGCTTGGGCAGGTCTCAAGCCGAAGCAGCGCGCAGCAATCGGTCTGGAGTGCCATGAAGCGCTCAAGTCCATGGCGGCAACTGTTGATGGCGACTTCACCGACATAACTGGCACCCACGACGACCTGTCTCAGGCCGAGGAAGCGGCGTAGTGAGAACGGAACTTCAAGGCACTGAAAAGTGGCATGCAGACCGATCTGGCCGAGTGACAGCCAGCCGGTTTAAAGATGTGATTGCCTGGGGGAAGCCTGACAAAAATGGGAAGCGCGAGCCTATGGGTGCGCGCACCTCATACATGCGCGAACTGTGCTTCGAGCGACTGGCAAAGAAGTCCAAGCACAACGTCAGCAGTGCTTCCATGAAGTGGGGTCACACCGAAGAACAGAAGGCTCAGGACGCCTACGAGATGCTGACCGGCAACATCGTCATACCATCAGAGTTCATCGTCCACCCGAAGTACGACTGGCTCGGCTGCTCACCAGACGGCCTGATCAACGATGACGGGGGCACCGAGTCGAAGTGCCCTTTCAACGAGGCGATTCACGTCAGGACATGGCTCGAAGGCATGCCCGAGGAACACATGCCGCAGGTCCAAGGCTGCATGTTCGTTACGGGGCGAAAATGGTGGGACTTCCTATCGTTCGATTCTCGCCAAGATGAAGAGTGTCAGCTCTACATCGAGACGATTCACCGCGACGAAGACTACATCGCCAACCTGCACAAAGAGCTGGTCCAGTTCAACCTGGAGCTGAATCGCATGGTCGATGAGGTCGCGGACAAGGCCCGGGCGCAGGCCCATCGCTTAGGAGCTTGATCATGATCAGCAACCTTAAATACGACATCGAGTTCCGGCGCGAGAAAGCTCTGGAGCTTTCCAGCCAGGTCGAACAGCACTTAGCCGCGGGCGGGCGCTTCTCCAGGTCGGAGCCCGCTCAAATCAATCCACCACCTGCTGAGCGTTCCACAAAGATCGATCCAGACACCGTCCTCAAACGCCGCCCCAAGGCGATGACACGGGCTGAGCGGTTGGCGCTTCGCAAAATGGCGGACTCACTATGAGCAAGCGCAAACCCAACAACATGCGTGCCCGAGTCGAGCGATCGTGCCGGGCACTGCTCAGCACCAACCACGTCGCAGTGGTGAACATCGATCCCAGCGGCCACCAGGGCATGATCAATTACAAGTCGCTGAAGAACATCGCGCCCGGAAAGATTGGTCAGGCCGTGTGCGGTATTCCCCATCGCTGGACGATCTACCTCAGCGCTCTCTGTATTGATGCTCGCGGCGACCGCTACAGCAAGTCGATTGAGGTGGCGCCGGACGGCGTCTATCTCTCCGACCATCTGGAAGACGTGATCGAGCATTGCTACAAGAAGCTGCGTGACTCCGCCAATCAAAGCCAGATGGTGGCTTCTGGTTGGATCGCTATTCCTGAATCCATATCGCTCGACGAGGCTCACGCTGCACGGATTTTTGAAGCGGTCGGAGCCTGGAATCAGGTCAAGGTAGCAGCGTGAGACGCTTCCGTACCCAACAACGCAAACGACAAACCTGGCTGGCGCTGCCGGCCAGTGGCATAGAAGAGGTTGGCCATGGCCAAGAGCAACGCGGACATTCAGAAGGACAAACGCGCCAAGGAGCGTGCCCTGCTGGATCGGATCGGCGCCGAGAAGCGCACGCTGATTGTGTCGAAAGCGCTGGTTGATGCACTTCAGGTGCTTGGCGAGCGCCACGACTTCGAGGAATGGCAGGAGACGGTGTCGACGTTCCTGATCAACCTAGCTTCCGAGCCCGCCGAAGAGTCCGCCCGCTTCGCCATCATGTCGCGACCTGAAATCATTGTTAAGGAAAAGTGGTCGCGACAGCTTGAAGAGTTCGCGAAGACCGGCATCGAAGCCTGAACTACTCGTCCTTCGGAACCAGAGGAAACGGACGGTAGAACTCGATTTTAGCGTTCAGGAACTTGGCAACTACTTCTGCCTCCTCCATGGTGGCGCCGTCAACTAGATCAAAAACGGGCGGATCGACTGGTAAGCCCGGAATGTCATCGTGAAATTCCATCATCAAGTAAGGCCGACCCACATCGGTTTCTTTGATCGTGAAGACGACTCTCGTTTTGTAGCTCATATCAGCCTCCATTATCCGGCGTCATGCCGGAGCTTCAAGCAATAGCCCACAAACACAATTCACGCCACCGCATCCGGTCATGGAGGGCGGCGCCTACCCGAGGTAACCGCTATGCCAATTGCAACAGATACCGCCGAGTTCCTTGAAGAGCTGAACGGCGGCGCGTTCGCCAGCCAGATCGGCCACGCCCTTTCCGAAGTCGCCGCCGGCGTCGTAGATCACGGCAAGGTCGGCAAGCTGGTGATCACCCTGGACTTCAGCCAGATCGGCGAATCCAGCCAGGTGAAGATCAAGCACAAGCTCGACTACAAAGTACCGACCAAGCGCGGCACCCGCAGCGAGAACACCAGCCTGGATACGCCGATGCATGTCGGCTCCGGCGGCAAGATCTCACTGTTTGCTGAGAAGCACGGCCAAATGTTCACCCGGGACGAGGCGCCAATCCCGCGCCGCACTTGATCCCCCCCCGGCAGCACCCCTTCCCCATAGAGACCTGAAATATGTCCCTCACGAAAGAAGCAATTCAACTGATCACCGATACTGCGCTGATTGCCACGGCGAAAGCGCTAGACACTGACATGCCAACCGCAGTGCTGCCTGAAGGCGCAAAGGTAATCAGCCTGGAAGCCTTCGGCGCATTCCGCAGCCGCTTCCGTGGCACCTTTTCCACCAACTCCCTGATGGATTTCGGCAAGTACGTCACCGACCGGGCTGTCGTCGATGCCAAGGGCTTTATCAATCAAGACGAGATGACCTGCTCAGTACTGTTCAATCTCGGTACCGAAGCAGCCCCTGGCCATGCCGATGATCGGGCCGTACTCAAGCTGAAGGCAACAGCTGGTTACCAGGCGGTGCAGGCAATCAGTGGCCGGGCCATGTCGCAGAAAGACATGAGCGACTGGATCGAGGACTGGCACAGCACGTTGTCGGCCGTCGGCGAAGACAACCAGAACATCAGCCTTGTGAAAGCCATTGCAGCGGTGCGCACCATCACGGTGAAGGCATCGTCCGAAAGCGATCACGCCGTCAGCGAGACTCGCGCCAGCCGCAGCGCCATGGACTCCATCGAGGCGACCAGCAAAGAAACGCTGCCGACTTCGCTGATCTTCTCGGTAGTACCGTTCGAAGGGCTGCAGCTGCGCGAGATCATTCTGCGCATTTCGGTCATCACCAGCGGAGCACAGCCGGCCCTGAAGCTGCGCTGGGTTGGTGAAGAGGTCCAGCGCGAAGAGATCGCTCAGGAATTCAAGTCGGTGCTTCAGGACAAGATCGGTGAGGCCGCCGTGTTGTCTCTCGGTGCATTCGATCCGAAGTAAGCGCCTCAGGCCAGGTAACCGGCCTGACCCACCCTCACCTATTGCTAAAGGCCTTTCTGTTCGATGAGTGCTTGAGCGATTTTGTCCAGCTCTTCATGAGCCACAATCTCATCAGACCAGCGGCCTACCACCTCCTGGTAGTACTCGACCGCTTCCGGGCTATCACCTTCTGGCTGGCGAATAGGACCGAGAAACGCCACCTGCGGCGGGCCATCCTTCTGCGGGCCGAACGTGATCCACACTTTTGGGTCGTTCTCTGGGTAGCCGTACGAATCCCAAGAAGCCATATCGATTCTCCTTTACCGGCCCCATGCCGGGCCATTCACCAATACCCCAATTCAACGAATCACACCACAGCATCCCGGCATAGATACCTATTCAACCCTGATGTTGATGTCTGGTGTGGACTCCATCGTTGGTCGACGCAGCTCAGGATCATTTTCACTGAGGCAACGGAACTGCAGCTCTGCATTTGCATAGCGACCGTAACCCGAATCCCTGGACGCATCCTTAACCGGCATGAGCTGCTTACCTTTGCTCTCGCAGAAAGCATTGGCCTCTTTGTACAGTTCAGCCTTTACGGCCCCGCCGCCGAAGGTGGTGAAGCTGCCATCCTTCGCGATCATGTAAGTGTCACGCCCCATTGGCACAACACCAGGTCCAGAACAGCCGGCGACGAGAGCAATCGTTGAAACCAGTAAAAGCCGCATCTATTGAGCTCCATGCGTGAGTGATGGCGAATCATAGAGCCATCAATCTGCCACTTCACCAATTTTCACCCCACTGTCGCATCCAGGCACGGAGTGCGGCGCCTGACTGAGCTCACTAACTGCGCTTCAGTCTTGCTTAATCCCTGTGTACCACACGCCCGTTGCCCAAACTTTCCAACTGACTACGTTGATCTTGTGGCAATGCTCGCACTCGACCTCGAACCGCTGGCTGTCGTTATCGGGAACGAAGTCCATCGTCAAACCGCAGTAGGCACAATCCGACATTCCCAACTCCTTGTTTTCGCAATCACTCATAAAGCACGCCTCAATATGACGCGTTAAGCGTAGCCCGAACTCCCACTTTAACAAATCACGCCAGCCGGCGAGGCAATCGGCTGTCTGGAGCAATTATGAATCCCTACATGATCACCGGCCCGGCCCAGATCGGCATCAGTGGCGGTCGCACCAGCGGGCACATGGTCTACAAGATCCTCGAAGCGCACGGCGGCACCCTTCCGCCGGACGTTCACCTGTTTTTCCAGAACACTGGCAAAGAGCGCGAGGAAACGCTGGTCTTCATCGATCAGATCGCCAAGCGCTGGAACGTCAATATCGTGTGGATGGAGTGGTGCCGGGTTTACGGCCAGTCGGATGACGAGCCCTGGTACAGGTTGGTGGACTTCGAAACAGCCAGCCGCAGCGGCGAGCCCTTCACCATGATGCTCGAGTACTATGCCGCATATCGGAAGGCCGAAAAGAACCTGCCACCGGTGCTGCCGAACTTCTCCAACAACATGTGCACCGCCTACCTGAAAGTGAAGATCGGCGAGAAGCACATGCGCGCCCTGGGATATACCGAATGGGATTGTGTCATCGGCATCCGGTACGACGAGCCAAAACGCTACCACCGCATGATGGCGGCCAATGATCGTGGCGGCACCCGCTGGGACAACCTCTGCCCCTCCTATACGGCCGGCGTTACTAAGGAGGATGTCGGCAAGTTCTGGGCCGCTCAGCCATTCGACCTGGGCATGGATTCAGACTTCGGCAACTGCGACCTGTGCTGGAAGAAAAACGAAGGAAAGCTGATCAAGACCATCATTGAAGACCCGTCGCGGGTTATCTGGTGGTCAGGAACTGAAGAGCGATTTGGCCAGGTCTTCCGGCAGGATCGAGCTAACTACAAGACGATGGGCTGGTCTGCCGAACAGCGATCCCGGCAGACCGACTTCGATTTCGACTATCTCGCCGAAGACATCGACTGCTTCTGCGGTGACTGAGTTATCTCATGTTGGCATAATGCTGCTCAAAAGCGCGCCAGAAATTATCGATAAAAATAAAATGCCCGGCTAGCTCTAAACGAAAGACTTGAATTTCCCGCTCCGTAAAATTCTCCGTTATGACGAATTTCTCTATTTTCTGAGTTATATTAATCATTGCTGCAAGAATGTGGTTATGAGCAATAACCAATTCATATTCTCCAAGCTCATGAGCGGGAATCAAGCTTAACGACTTTAAAGACGCCTTGAATATTTCTGAGTAACCAACATTCCACGCTAGCTTTACATTATTTTGCCCATCATCTGCAGCAAGTAGTTCCTTCAAACCCTTTGCATGATCAACCGCGTGCTTTACGACTGCGAAGAGGGCCTTAGACTTCTGCTTCGAGATGAGCAGTCTTTGTTCCTCTTGTCGTTTAACCTGATTATTACCAACCGTAAACGCCCCCCAAATCGCGGCGATTGATCCGATTGCCTGAACCCAACTTGCTATTTCGCTGCTGTTCAAACTGAAGTGCGTGATACCTAGAGTCATAAGAAAAAGCACTGCCAGAGCAGCGACAACACTTTGTACAGAGCACCAAGGTTTAAATATTTCCTTTCCGTAGTCGTTCAGCATCCCATCTCCCTTTGATTATTTCGCAAATATACCCAACTACGATTCAGTCTGACTCCTCAGCAGTCTCAGTCATAACCGCCCTTTATGTTGCGGATGATCGGGTGCGCGTCACTCCGCCGATAGACTCGAAGTTTCAAATCGCTTGAGCACGTGATTACTGAATACTTTTCTGTTGATGGTTGCTGTTCAGAAACTACTTCGGAGCAGTCCCAACCGTAGGTATTTAAGGCATGCCATGCCAGGTCCGCCTTCGTGAGATTCCGGCTGCTATGAGCATGCGAGAGATCATGGTTGAACTCAGAATCTTCGGCCTTCGTTGACTCCTTTGGGGGAGATGCTTGAGCTGGTGCGACCTGCGCTTGAGAAACGCTGTAGCTGGTGGTGACTTTAGCGGTTGGATTGTTGTGACTATCCATCATCCCTTTTCCAACAACCCCGGCGAGCCCTACTGCCAAAACGATCCCAATGGTTCTTCTTTCCACGACAGCTTGCCCCAATCAAAAGACGTTGATCATGTCAGCTTGAGTTGAACCCAGTCCACAACTTGAACCCATAACAGTCATAACCGCCCGGGCATGACCCGGCATAGGACGCCCCATGCCCACAGAAAACAACCAGGCTGATCCTTTCGGCCCGAACGGTCGCACGTTCCACATTCATCTGAGCGTCCGCGGCGCGCTTCGCGACTTCAGCAAGCGTCAGCTCAAAGGGATGTTCCGGATGGAAGGTGGCCATGAGTGCACCGCGGACGAGGCTAAGGATCATCTGCTCGAGGCTCTGGCCCAGGGCAAGGAAGTGCTGCCGTTCGGGCCGCCCTGTGACGGATTCGACTTTGCTGGCAACGGCTGCCCTGGCCACGACAACCCGCCACCGGTTGTGAATACCCATGATCTGGTATCGACGGAGATTGCCTGATGAGCGAAGTGAAGCGCTGGAAATTGAAGGGCTTCCTACCTGGCGTTGAAGGCGAGTGTAAGGCTGTGTTCCAACCTTTCGTGGTTCTGGCCGACGACTTCGACCGCATCGCGGCCGAGCGTGACGCCCTGCAGCTGCGCCTAAACGCGGCGGATCAGCGGATTGATGATATATCGGCAGAAATTGCAGCAGTGCGGCAAGGCCCCTGCAAGATGATCATCGGGGACGAACTGCCATGACCCATAAATGCTACCGGCGCGACCCGGACGTAAACGCCGTCACCGACCTTGTGACGGACGAGGAGATGCAGAGCGTGTTCCAAGGCACCAACTTCGGCCACGACGATTTCCGTGGTTTGTTGGCCCAGGGTTGCATCAAGGCGCTGGCCTGCTGGCATCAAGGGCACACGCTTACCACCATCCTGGACGAGCTGCGCCTGATCAACTGGAACAGGCAGACCAGCAAGATCAAGGTCACCGTCAAGGGCCGTCACTACATCTGGCTCGCCTTCAAAGGTCGTCCGGGCGTCTGATTCCGACAGGAGTACATCTGTACTCCACTGCTATTTCGCGGTAGCAGGTCGGCAAGTGCTCGCACCTCCAGCAGCAGCCAACTGACGAGCTCGACCGACACCCCAAGCCAAAACTCTGTTCATCGATTCGTTAGGGCGTGAGTCAATAGTCTCTTCATGCAACGCCATGCCATCGGGAGCATAAATCCCAATGAACATTTCAGTCTTTCCAGCGCGCGATAGCCTGACCTGCACGTCAATGAGAGGTCCATCATTGAGCATTTCATCGTGTGTTCTGTGGTGGAGCTCGGGGTCCGCCCACGCCCAGAAGGTGTCGCCTCTAAATCTCATAGAGCCCGCCTGCCTGTACCTTGTGAGGGTCAATAGAGTCCAAAAATAGCCCTGTGCGGACAAAGTGCAACCTTGCCTAAACGGTATCGGACAGCTGGTCGCAACATCTGTACGGATTCAAATTCCCTTTACAACTTTCAGCCGCTATAGCGGCAAAGGAACAGTCATGCTTGAAGAAACTGTATTGATCCAGCCTGTCCCTGTTGTGCGCGAGGTGGATGGCTGGTGGCACCACCCCGATCTGCCGATGTTCGAAGAGGACCAAGGCGAAGAATCGCGGGAGTGGGTAAAGGTTCAGGGTCTGACCATCGTTACCGCCGAAATGGAATACGAGGTCGATACAGACAACGACCCGTACTTTGAGCAGGGCGAGGGCTCTTGCGCGCACTGGGAACCGAGCAAACCCGATGGCGAAGGTTGGTTTGTGCTGGCCATTTCCGACACCGACAACGGCCCGGCTTGCTGGTGGGCACGGCGGGTGACGCCATGATCCTCCCCGCCCTCGCCTACATGGCCTGGCTCATCTACTCGGGGCCACGGTGATAAATCAACAGGTCAACTACGCACCGGGGAAATGACCGGTGCGGAGCTGAACCATTGCGAGGTGTTTTCAGGCGGCTGATGTTCGATGAGGGTGAGGAGTTGAAGATTGATTAGCGCCAGTCTGAGCACCAAGCACCAAATTGCTATTTGCAACTGCGCACGCCCGCCCGACGCCCCATGCGAGCGCGGTAGCCACCGTATCGTTGGGCAAATGATCGTGAGATTCCTCAAACACAGGACATCCCATTTTACCGTAGACACCAATAAACAGTTGCGTTCTTCCCTTTCTGGAAACTCTGGACTGAACATCGATGACAGCGCCATTACTTAGCACTTCGTCGTGCGACA